ATGGCCATCACCCGTGTTGATCAAGACGGCGCCAAGAAGGGAATGAGCACGTCTTATTCAAGCAGGCCTTCCTTATTCCCTGATAATACATCTTTGACAAAAGATTACGTAGTTGATCGTTACTTTATGAAGGGCTTCGGCCCGCCTGAAGCCTTCATAAAAAAGGGCACGCCAATCGTTGCATTCGGGTCGTGCTTCGCGGCGAATATTAGCAAATATTTGCATGGCCGCGGCTATAAAGTCTTAACCCGGCAGGACAACAAGGCTTACGTCACTCAGATGGGTGACGGCATGGTTCATACGTCTGCTATCAGGCAGCAATTTGAGTGGGCATGGGAGAATAAATTTCCCTCTGTTGCTCTTTGGCAAGGTTATGAACAAGAAGAGTTTGGGTATACTGACGAGGCCCGCCTAGCAACAAAAGAGCTGTTTGATGAGGCAGAAGTATTCATCATCACGCTTGGGCTGTCTGAGATTTGGTACGACGAGCCAACGGGTGAGGTGTTTTGGCGAGCACCTCCGAAAAATAAAATTGACCCATCTCGTCATAAATTTCGAGTAGCAACCTTTGCGGAAACAAAGAGCAATATCGCGTCAATACGTTCTTTAATCAAACAATATCGCCCAAGCGCAACGGTCATTTTTACTGTATCGCCAATTCCGCTTGCCGCATCATTTAGGCCCATAGCTGCGCTGTCTGCAAATGCGGCCTCGAAAGCAATCATAAGAGCAGCAGTTGATGAGTTTTATCGTGAAACCAAAGATAATGATGACAATTTGTTCTACTTTCCGAGCTACGATGTAGTTCAGCACGGTTTTGACAATCAATATGGAATGGATAGACGCCACGTAAGCTTACTCGTGCTTGATTTTAACATGAAAATGTTCGAAAGGTACTTCTGCTCTCCGGGCCTGGATGATGAGACATTGCTTAAGGCGTATAAAATCGCTCAGAGGCGGGATCAGCGCCTAGCGAAGATCGGCCTGCAGACCCCTGAGGAGGTCGCAGCGCTTGCGAGAGCCAAGACCATGAACCACCACGGCGCCGACGAAGCCCTATCGCCGGCCACCAAACGCTCTGCGGAAACGCAGTCAAGGGTGGACGCGAAGAAGGCCGAGAAGCGTGCCGCAAGAATTGCGGGCCGTAGAGCCGCAGGCGAATAGGGCGAGAAGCGCACAAGCGCGTATCTGGCATGCCGCAAAAGAAAACCCCGCACCAGCTTTCGCCGGGCGGGGTCTATCGTGCTCTCAGGACGACCGACAGGCGCGGCAGCGCGTCGGGTGGGGTGGCTACCTGAACCACCCCCGCATTCCGGCTGACGTTCGATCAATCAGCCCAAGGAACCACGAGGCGGTATCCTCAAGGACGAAGCGGCTGGCCTCGACGTAGTCGGAGATATCCGGCCGGGTCCAGAGCACGACGCATATGCCCATTACGGCCACCCCCATGCCCAAGCCGAGCACGATGCGATTGCGCCGAGGCACCACGCCATCGACAGCGCCAGGCGCGACGATGTGCAAGACGCCGGAGATCGCGCTCATCAGGATCCAGAGCGAGTTCGCATCGATGTTCGTGAACCACATCGGCATGCCGGCGAGCCGGAAGATCACCGAAAACATCGCCTGGCAGAAGGTGGCGCACCAACCGATCGTCACGCCGACAATGAGATAGTCCCCGCGCTCCGGCGACTGGGTGAGCCACGCGGCCCTGGCGTCCGGCCAGTAGACCACTACCACCGTCGCCGCGACCGACGCCTGGAAGATGCGCTCGGCCAGGATGAGATCGGCGTTCGGAACGAAGAAGTTGAGCATGAACACCGTGCCGACGAGCACGATGGTGGCGAACACGATTTGCTTCTTGATGGTCTCAGGCGAGGTGTCGTCATACCGCGGCATCATTGTTCGACTTCCTCACCATCGATCCGATCATGCCGGAGGCGGTCGACGGCGGAGTTCGCCACCTTCCTCATGTCTCCGACCCGCAAACCGGTCTTTCTGCTCTCGTTCGCTGCGTCTTGCGCCGACAGGATGTGAAGCTTCTCGGCCCGTTCGAGCCGGTCTTCCCCCGGTGTGTTGTGATGCCCCCCAAGGTGGGGGCACAGGGCGCGGCAGAACCCTTCCCGGATGCGATCAAGGATCATGATGCGCGTGCTCCCGTGTTCCGGTCGATCGCCTTACGGGATTCCTCGATCTCTTTCAGAATGGCCTTGTCGTTCGCCGCGCTAGTGAGGGCAGCTTCAGTCGCGGTCTTGAGGATGGCGGCCTGGCCCTCGCGCAGCTCTTTGATCGCCTCGGTATGGTCGACGCTCGTGGCCGATTGTCGTTCAATCGCGGTGGCGACGCGCTCCACCATCGTCTGCTTGTCATCCAGGCGTGCCTGCCACGACTCCTTCAGCCACTTGATCAGAAGCCCCATGGCGGCCAGTGCCAACGCCAGAGCGCCGACCAGCCCGTAGTCCTTGAGGAGGCCGGCGATCACGGCGGCGGTCATCTGCTCGGCCTCTCCCGGCATCCGCCCGCCTACTTCACGAACGACAGCGTCGACAGCGCCTGGACCAGCGGCGTCAGGGTGTTCTTGTCCGATACGGTCTCATCGAACTTGAAGACCCGGAACAGCCGCTCGGAGATGCCCTTGGCGCCACCCATCTCGTTGATGAGCCATTCGGGGGTCGAGCCGAGGATGCGCTCGAGCGCCACCTTCAGGACGGTGTAGCCGACGTCGACCGAGATGGCCTTGCCGGCGGTCGCGCCCTCGACAGCGTTTAGAGCGTAGTCGGCGCCAGTCTGAAGCGCGCGGTCGATCCGCTGCGTCGTGAGCCACATGGAGACCCACCACGGCAGCTTGCCGGCGGCGTAGGCCACCGCGGCAAGCACGACTGGATACAGAGCCTCCACGGCGACCTTGAACAGGCCGTTGGCCATGTCGCCCCACTGGATCGGGAGGACAGTCGGTGAGGGCGTAGCGCCCTGCGCGAACGCGACAGAGACGGCACAAGCGAACGCCAGCGCCGCGAGGAAGAAGCGGGTCATGATGGTCTCACGATGTGGGAGGGGTGCGAGGCGACCGGCCGGGCTCGGAGCCTACAGAAGGTAGTCTGTGCTAAGCCTGCTCAGCGATGGATGGAGCAGGAAATGCCGACTGAATGGGCGAAGGCGACGGGTAGCAGAGGGTCGTGGTTTGCCATGGTGGAGGGCGAGCGCCTCGCTTGCGTCCACACTCATTGGTGCAACTGGACGGCGCAAACGTATCACGACCCATGGGTTCTCCCAGGTCGCGCACATTCAGATGAATTCGTAGATGTCATTCGGGACAAAATGAACGTCATTTTGTGTGAGGACGAGATCACCGAGAACCCCGGTAAAGAGCCGGGTTTCACTCGCAAAAAGTACATCGCTCTTTGGGAAGTTTCAGACATCGCTTGGGATGAAGATGGCCTGCGCTTCAGATTTGCGAAGCGAGGGAAGTCACTCCAGTAGCGCCCCTCACCCGAACCAAGGCCGCATCAGCCAGGACGCGAGCCGCGAGCCCCACGAGGCCTTCACATCGTAGATCGGCTCCGGCAGCGGTTTCGGAGCCGGCAGCACGCCACTCTTCCGCGGTGCGGGCTGGACGAGAGGACCGGGGGGAGGATTATAGGGAACGGGTGGTTTGCTATGATCTGCCGCCACAGGCTTATCGACAGGCGCGATCGGAGCCACGGTGACGGGCGGGACAGGCACAGTCGCCACCACGCCGCCAGGAAGGTGCCCAGCGGCCAGCAGAGCCGTCTGGAAGCCCCGGAAGTAGCCGGCGATGATCGACGCCTTGTCCGTGCCGTTGATGATGGCGCGGGCGCCGACCGGAATGCTCTTCGTCGGGCCAAAATAGTCGGACAGCTTGCGGCCGGTGAACCATCCCTCGGACATGCCGATGAACATGATCGCCGCGGCGATGTCGGGCACCATGGCGCTGTCAGGGGTCTGCGTCAGATCCTGCGAACGGGTGAGGTAGCCACGGTTCTGAAGCTCGCCAGTCGCACGCCGATAGTTAGCGCGTCCCGTGAGCTGGACGTAACCGCGGCCCGCGAACTTGGCGCCGTCGCCAGGGATCGTGTTGCCCAGAGCCTTGGCGACCGCCGGCCGGCTCCCGGCGGGATCGTACATCTTCGTGTAGTAGGCCGTGCCGCCGTACTCCTTGATCGGAAGCATGGTGCGGGCGGTCTCATGAAAGGCGGTCGCTAGGCAGTACGCCAGCGCGTCACTGTCGAGATCGGGCGGGCACGCGTCGAGAATGGCTTCCATGCCGGAAACCTGCCCCTGAGAAAGGGAGCCTCCGAATACGAGTTTGCGCGCGCTCGCGAAAAACGCGGCGCGGTCCAGGCTGGCTGCCATGGTCAGTTCTCACGATGTCAGGGGTTGCGCGGCGACCGGCCGGCTCGGGAGGGGATAAAAAGAGGTGGACAGCGCGCGCGTGAGTCGTGTCTACGCGGCAACAGGGGTTGACAATCGTCCCTTGACCCCCGGCGATCGGGTGCCATATCACCCAATCTGTTACGTAGAGTGAACCCGCGTTAACGCTTCAAAGTGCGTGCTGAGTCGTCACCAACGACCAGGATGCCCAGCATGGTCTCTAAGCTCATGGACTACCTCGCCGTCGTCCCAGCTGCCCTGTTTGCAGGACTCGTTTCGATCAACGTCGCCATCATTCTCGCACGTGCGTCGCGTCATGAGGCTTGGGCTAAGCGTCTCCAGGCTCATCTCGACCGCGTCGCTTGGGTTTTCCGGATGGGTGGCGGTAGCCGCCATCAACATTGATCGGTTCGATCTTAGCGGAATTTGCCCCGTTCAAATTCTACTTCGTCGGCGTCCTCGGCAGCTTGGGGGCGGAACTGGCCGCCGCGCTGAGAGAAGCCCAGTCCTTAGGGGGACGGTGCCCGCCCCTCTACAAGCAGCCTTTCTACCTAGTCGCGAAACTGATTTTCGCGCTCGTGATAGCGGGCCCCCTACCATTTCTGGTGGACGCCTCTAACAGCCTTACGGCCTTCTATATGGGGCTATCTGCGCCTCTGATTATTGAGCGATTGGCCAAAGGGCAGTTGTCGGACAAGTCGGCGGCTCTCACCGCTACCGAGCCTGTCGCTGCGCCTGCCATGGTGCCTGAAGCCGAGAAGACCTGAGCCCTCACGCCGGCCTTAGGGTCCGACTGGGGTGCGTGTCAGCCAGCCCGGAACCCGTCGCGCTTCGTCCACTTCCAGCCCTCGGTGACGGGCTCGCCGGCCGGCACTTCCACCGCGCTCACATCCTCAATGTGATCCGGATGATGGAAGGTCTCGTCTTCCAGCACCTCGACGAGGCCGGTGACGACGTTCTGAACGCCCGACGTGTCGAGGATGGCGTATCGGGTGGCGCTCATATCGGTGTGCCTCGCTTATCGTCGGCAATGAGGACGTCCCCGTAGGCCCAGAACGAGAGCTTGAGCGGGTCCGCGTTGACGGTGTTGACATAGATGTGGAGCCAGTCCGCGCTGCGGTGAACGTTGGGCAGAGCAAACTCCACGATCGCGTAGGGATCGGCCGCCAGCGGCGCGAGGCCGGTCGGGGTGATGTCGAGAAGCTTGTCGCCGCTTTTGTCCCGCCCGGTGTAGATCGACAGGTTGATGGCGCCGATGGTCCCGATCGGCAACCCGACGCTGAGCTTGGACATGCGGTAGAGGTACGGGCGCATCCGTAGGGCGTAGCTCTCGCGGTTGGCATCCGTCAGAGCCGATCCGGCCACCGTCATGTCGACATCGCGAAGGACGCCGAGATGCTGGACGGGCGCGAAGAACGCGTGCGTGTTTCCGTCACCGCCTTCGACGTCCATCATGTTGCTGAAGTAGATCGGGCGGCCAACGAGTTGCCCGCGCGTGTTGGTCACCCAACCGTTGCCCGCTACATCAACCGCCGCGCTGGCCCCGCCGCTCGCGGCTCCCCGCCTTTGATAGGTTCCCATCGAACTCCCCTCAGACGGTGATGGTGGCGCCAAGCGCCTTGATCGCGGCCTGGACCTCGGACGCCGGCACCTGATGAATGTCGCGGTTGGTGCTCCATGCGATGCCGTGGAGCACGCCGAGGGCGTCGGCGACGCAGGCGACCGTCTCCTCCATCCGATAGGAAGACCGGAAGCCCGACGAGCCGAAGAGCCCCCACGACACGCTCATGTTCGGGCAGACCGACTTCTTCGGCAGGCAGGCGCGGAGCGGGATGCCGTAATCGCTCTCCGTGTAGTCAGTGCCGCCCTCTTTCTGAACGAGGCCATCCGGCCGCGTGAACAGGTAGGGGGTGTGGATGTCGAGGGAGTAGCCCCCAATCCCGATCGAGTCGGACGGGTTGAACTTTCCGGCTCCGTTCCTGGCGATCTCCTTCAGATCCATCCTGTACTGAGCGATGATCGAGCGGCCATCGCGCACGTAGTACGCGCCGGGGAAGCCGGGAAACTCGATGTAGTCGTCCGTGAACTCGTCGTCCGGCAGACCGAAGGCGCCGAGGGTGTTCTTGCGGCTCGTGCTGATGAGTGGGCTGTCCATCCACGTCCAGCACGCCCCCATGAACTCGATGGCGGCCTTCGATTGCTTGATCTCACGCTGGCGGTAGCCCATCTCGCACCAGCCATCGGTGTAGATGCCGGGGAAATCGGTTCCGTTGGTGGAGTAGCGGCCCGCCTCGCCGGCAACCGTCCCCGAGATGGGCCGTGCCGAAACCGAATAGGGGAACGACCCGCCGGCTGCCGATCCATCCGGCGGCGAGGCGAAATTGGAGCTTTTATTCGTCATGTCGACGATGCGATTGACGTCGGCCGGACCCCACCCCGAGGGCTTTACCCAGGGGCGATTGCCGACAAACTTCTTGAGGCTGAAGCGCCAGCCGTAGCTCTGAGAAATCGCAGCCCCCTCGCCGATCCTCATCCCAGGCCGTGCGGGCTGGCTCTGGTTTCGGAAGCGATCGCCGCGCGTGTCGTAGCCGCGGAAGTTCTCAGGGAGGTGGAAGCCCGGATTGTATCCGAGATTGCTCATCGTCCCGTTGGCGTTCGGATTGACGACCTGCTCATCGTAGAGCGGTTGGCCGTCACGCCCGCCGCGCATGGGCAGGCCAGCGAAAGCCGCGAGATCGACCTCGTAGGAGCCGTCGCTGGTCGAATGCAGGGCGACGTAGATGTCCCCGTTTTCGAGGATGATCTTCTGGACTGCGTTGTTTGCAGGATTGTTGACGACGGTCCTGATCTTGGCATTCACGACCGTCGTGACGTTGGGGCTGTCGAGCAGGATGGCGGTCATCGCCTCCTTGGCCTCGATCGACGAGCGGTCTTTCTGCTCGGAGCCGTCCGTCATGTTGTAGGGCGGACGCGAGGCGATGCGCTGGAGCATCAGCTTCATGTAGCCCCATCGGGTCAGCCCCGGCGTAAAGTCGCCGACGCCAAGACCGCCCGTGAACAGCCCGCCGAGGCGCTTCGTCCATTCGAGGACGCAGACCTTCATGCCGTAGGAGGCGGCGCGGCGCGCGGTGATGAGACCGTGGATGGTCCCGCCATAGACGATGAGGTCGAAGTTGTAGGTCGCCATGGATCAGGCTCCCACTGCGGTCATGTACTCGGCCATGGCCGAGTCCACGATGAAAAGCTCCGCGTCGGTCATGTATTCGGAGACGAACATGAAGCGCGGAATGGTCTGGGTGAACGCTGTGGGGCCGGTGCTACCGTTGTTGCAGAGGCCCAGCATTGAGAAGTTGGCGCTGTTGAACGCGGTGGTCGTGCGGCTCACGTCCTGCGCCGTCTGACCGTAGATGTAGCGGTACTTGTCGGCGGCGTTGCGTGACAGCGCGAACAGCCCCCCGCGGCCGCCTGTCGTCACGACGTCCGTTGACACCGAACCGGATCGTCCGGTCCCCGCCGGGCCGGAGCGGTTGACGCCGATCGCCATGTTCTGCGCGCCCATGGCGAAGGCGCCGGTCGCCTCAACGGTGGTGTCCGAATAGACCCCCATTGCGTGATTGTTGATGCCGATCCCCGAGTCCGTCGCGGGGACATAGTTCAGATCGAAATACGCCGACGCGCCGGGATTGCCCTGGAAACCGCGATTGCTGATGTGGAGAGGGTCGTTGACGAGCGTAAGGAGCTTACCCTCCCGGACCATGTCGACACGGGACGATGCGGGATCCCTCCCGGCGAGCAGGTAGGCCGTGCGGAACCTGCGGTAGGGGCCGACGCCATCCGCGTAGAGGCGCTTGATCAGGGCGCGGGTGGCCGCGCGCTCTGCCGTGTTCTGCGTCTGCGACAGTCGGGCCAGGAACGCGTCGGCAATGGCATCCCCGATCGGGTTGACGCCGCTGGTGTTCGTGAAGAACGAGTAGACGGGGATGGGCGTGGTGTCGGCGGACGCCAGGTAAATTGCCTGCTGGGAGCCGTCCCGGAAGCTCTCCCAATCGCCAGGCCCGAGCGTCTTGCTGTGGGCGCTGTAGGCAACGGGCGGCTTGCCGTAGCCGATGAGCAGCGTGCCCGTCTGCCCGGTATGCGTGATCTCGCCGCCGTTGCGGAAGAGGTCGTTCGCCCACCAGAGCTTGGGCTCTGGACCAATGAGCGTGGGCTCTTGGTAGAACCGAAATCTCTTCTCCACGATTAGGTTCTCCACGTATTGGGCGAGCAGCAGGGGGGACAGCTTCTTGATGAGCTTGGCGCTGTCATCGAAGATGAAGAGGCGGTCTTCCGGCGCGATGGCGTCGGCCATCTCGGGCGCGCTGGTCAGGCTCTGGGTCGAGCGATCAATAGAGGTGATTTCAATGGCGCCATTGCCGGCACGCCCGCCGAACAGAGGGCTGAAGAAACACGTCCCGGCTGGCAGGGCGACCGAGCTCAGGGCAGCGACGAGAGACACCCGGTAAGTTGATTTGCGCAGGCCTTCCGCGACAAGAAGGTCCGGCCCGGAGTTAAAGGCAGCTGTTGTGATGAACGTCCCATCGGCGCGGTAGCAAGCCACTTCGTTAACGGCAGTATTGCTGCCAGTGGTGCTGTTGATCCGGCGAGCTTGGCGATAGGTGAGCTCGACAACCTCATCATCGTCTAGGTGGATCTTCGCGATGGTGGTGATGTAGCCTTCGCCCGTGATCCGGATCGCAGGCCCCTTGCCGGGGCCATCGGTCGTGACGCTGAAGGCACCCGTAACCGTGAGCGGCGGAGCCTCTTTTGCGCTCTTGCTGAGGTCAGCCGTCCAAGTCCTCATCGCTTCGCCGGGGCGCCCCCAATACCGCGTCGCGCGCACCGCTGTGCCGTCTGCCGCGAGGTCGGTGCCGGGCGAGATACCGGCCAGCCCTTCCAGAGTGGTCACGCGGCTGGCGATGCCCGTGATCTGGTTGGTGAAGCCCTCGGCTGTCGTGAGGCGGCCGGTGATGTTGGCAAGCAAAGCACCGACAGGGCTCGTCGAGCTCAGCAAGATCTCCTGCAGGCGCGCGAGGCCCATCCGCCCAGTCGTCGGCGGTCCATCTCCATTCAGCCGAAAATCGCCGATGAACTCATAGAGATCACCGACCGGCAGGTCCGTCGTCATCGGCATGCACAGGGTCTCCCGCGCGCCATCGCTCGCGGAAGCGAGGCGGCGTCAGGTGGTTCGGAGGGGTTGAGGTCGGGTCAGATGCGCGGGCGCGCTCAGGTCACCGGAGCGAGCGTGCATGCCCAGGCGAGCATGCCCTTGGTGGTGTCGCCGGTGTAGGAAAGGGCCTTGGTGTCGTCTGCGAAGTAGAGGCGGCTCTCGATAGCCATGGAGCCGGAAGTGCCCGTAGCGGCCGCCGTGGTGGCCGTGATCGCCACCAGGAAGTAGTCCGCCGAGACCTGGATGATGGTCGCCGCAAGGTTCGTGAACGTGCCGTTGGTGGTCGACACCGTTGCCGTCTTGGCGGTGAGATCGAACAGCACCCGGGCATAGTTCCCGGCGCCGGTGCCGGAGGTTACCAGAAGGTCGAGCCGGCCATTGGTGCGGCCGGCAGCCTTAAGACCGAAGATGCCGCGAACCCTGGCCCCGGACGTGAGCCCCGTCGCCTTGTAGCCGATGTAGTGAGCGCTGTTCGCTGTGGTCTCCGGAACGAAGGTCGCCTGAAGCCCGTCGGGTCCGGTGCCCTGCGCGACGGGATTACCCATCGCCACGCGCGCCCATGCGGTGTTCGTCAGGTCGTTCGGGTACTGGATGACGTTGCCGGCCTGATCGACCTTTAGGATACTCTTGGGGCCTGCCGCGGCGCTCGCAACGCCCGATCCGTTCAGCGCAGTCAGCCACCACTGCCAGAAACCGACATCGATGGTATCGGGCAGCGTGTCGGTCTGGTTCGGATCGACCGGCTTACTGACGCTGAGGGCGGCATCAGCGAACACCTTGCCGAAGCCGTTGGCGCGGGAAAGCTGGACGCTGCGGGCGTTGCCGCCGGACTGCTTGATCGCGTGGGTGACGGTCGTCCCGCTGAGCGTCGCGGAGGTGTAGGTCGGGGCGTTCGGTGCCGTGGGATCGGAGACGACGCGGATCGGCGAGCCGGTGGCCGCAACGAAATTGCTGATGTCCGCCCCGGAATCCGTCGAGAGCGCGCCCTGGACCTCGTAATCCGTGGCATCCGCCAGCGTGCCCGATGCGATCGACGTCCGGCTGGCCGTGTTGAGCGGGATCGCGGTCCATGCGGTCGAGCCGACCGGACGGTAGCGTCCGACCAGGGACAGGTCGGTCCGGGTCGGCGCCGAGCAGGTGAGCCGCAGGAAGGCGACGGATGTCCCGCCGTTGACCGTGGCGCGCTCGATCGCGACGACGAGGTTGGCCGGAGACGGCGCATCCGTGGCGCCGACGGTGTGAGTTGCCGCCGTCGTCAGATCGCCGGCCGTACCGCGCGTGGAGACACCGCGGGCCTGATACTCGATCACGTCGCCCTTCGCGTACCCGGCGAGAAGCACGCTGCCGGTGCCGGCCAGCGCCGAACTCGTGAGCCACGTCGTGGTGCCGACCTTGCGGCTGAGCACCTGGAAGGTGGCGAGCGGGGTCGTGCCGGACGGGTTCGGCCGCAGGTTGACCACGACCGGATAGGGGTTTTCGGTCGTCGCGAGGCTGGATGCGGACGTGCCGGAATCGACGCTGACGATGATCGGCGCGACGGGGATGCTGACGGGCTGGTCCACCACGGTGCCGGCGCGGCCGCTCCAGGCCGGAGGCACATCGTTGGCAACCAGCGTCTCGATCTCCGGTGCGTGCGGGATCAGGGTGAGCGCTGCAGTGAAGTCCTTCTGAGGCTGGATCCCCTTCACCGTGCATGCCTGAGAGATCCGGGTGGCCTTCCCGAACATGATGAGGTCGTCCATCGCCGGCAGTCGGCCGGGCCCGTCGAGGATGAGGACGTTCGAGGTTCCGGCCACCGTGCGGACGGGAAACACGTTCGAGGTGCCGTCGGAGTAGCGGACGCGCGCCGCATAAGCCTGCCCCGCCTCCATGGTCGGCATCTCATCCAGAATGAGGGCTGACAGGCTTTCCGGCTTCAGGATGATGCGGGCGGCGATCTGGTCGCGGTCGAGGACATCGTGCGAGAGCTCGACGCGGTCACCCCGGGTCGGCACCAGGCTCTCGAAGTCCTGGTTGACCGTGAAGGTGTCGAGCCGGAGCATGATCTCGTATTGGCGCTTCCGAGCCTCCTTCCAGACCTGGGCCGGGTTGGTGATGCCCGGCAGTTCGAGCTTCTCGATGACCTTCGGCTGGCCGACGAAGCCCGGCCACGGCACGATCCGATCGGCCTTGGTGAAGCTGTTGGTCTCGTCGAGGAAGCTGACGCGGAAGGCGTCGGGAAAGGTGAGGTATGACCGCTCACCCTTGAAGCCCCAGGAATTGCGCGGCGTGATGTGGGCCGCCACGGTGTCGAGGGCACGGTCGATGACGACGCCCCAGCGGTCGCCCTTGTCGTGCGGGCTGGCGCGACCGGCCGCGGCGATGTCGGACAGCACGTCGAGGACGGACGCCTGGTAATCGTGGATCCGGTTGTAGGTCAGGCCGTTCGCGACACAGAAGGCGTGCCAGTCGCCCAGCGCGTCCACCTCGTCGACCGTGAGCGGATAGGCGCCGGCCGGTCCCGTGAGGACGTGCCGGAACAGCGAGGCAGGGTTTTGCGTCTCGCGCTCGATCCAGGTCTTGGTCGCCGCATCCCAATCCGGGCAGATGCAGAAGGCATCGCAATTGTACTCGTCGAGCGTGCCGTTCAGCTGGCCCGTCGCGCGGATGCGGATGGCGGTCACCGCCAGCGGCTTGTCGAAGTTCAGCGGGTATTCGGGCCGGAACGAGCGCAGGGCCGACCATTGCGAGCGACCAGTCCGCTGGATCTCCTTGCGCGACAGATCCTGATCGGGGCGGTCGAAATCGCTGCTGGTGCGGGTGATCTCGACTTCGTAGAGACCGCGCTCGGTCACGTCGTACTGGAACGTGCGGGTGAACGCTTTGCCGGACAGCTTGGCGAAGACCGAAATCGGCTTTGAAGTCCATGCCTCGGTGCCGACTTTGCGGTAGCGCAGCGTGAAGGTAGCCTCGACGCCGACCTTTTTCCCGTCCTTGTCGACGCCGCCGAGCCCACCCGGAAAGCCGATGTCGACGGAGAACGAGGAGATGTCCGCCTTCGTGTACCGGGTTTGCGGGCCTGCCCCCGGGCCGCCGCTGAGAAGCTCGATCGACAGCGCGCGCTCGACAACCTGCTGCGGGGTCAGCGTCAGTGCCGCGTCGCCGACCCGGCCCTCCCGGTGCTCGGCCGTGACCTCCTGGTACTTCTCGATGGGCGTCTCACCGATGCGGTGGTTGCGCGTGGCGATCGGGCCGTAGCCGTGGATGAAGTTCGCGATGACGAAGCGGTCGTCGCCGACGGATTCCGTGTAGGGCAGCATGCCGTAGGGCGGCGTCGAACGATGGAAACCGAGGATGGCCGGCACCACGCCGTCGGGCTGCGCCTGGTTGCGCAGGCCCTGGATGCCGTAGACCGCCGCGTCCTTCTTGTCGCTGCGGACCGGGATCAGCGCGTTGATGAGCAGCGTGCCGGCGAGCAGCGTCGTCGCGGTGATGACGCCCGCCAGGGCCGTTCCGAGAGAGCCGGTCCCGATGCCGCCGAGGCCGCCAAACAGCAGCTCGCCCGCCAACATGGGGCCGTAGAATTGGCCGGCTGCCACAGCGGCGACGGTCAGCGCGATGAGGAGGACGTTCTTCAGGATATCGCCCTGCGGAACGACCCGGATCAGCACCTGCGTGCCCGGCTTCGGCTTCACCGCGTGCCAGAGCGCCTCAGCGATCGGCTGCCCGTTGAGGGTGACCCGAAAGTACGCGCCACCCAGCCTGCGCCCTGCCGGCATGGCCTCGGCGACCATCTGAGCGATGGTCTGGCCGGGCGCGACCGTGAACGCGACCCGGTCCCGGGTGGCGTCGAGCAGATGCGGCTGTGCGAGAACGCGGACCGGTGCGTCCATCAGGCGGCCATAACCGCATCAAGGATCCGCGCCTTGTGCGCGTAGACCCCAACCAGTCGCGAAGCCCACCGGCCGGCCGTGTAATCGACGAGGCAGCTATCCTGGCCCGTGTCGATGTGGAGCATGCGGCCGGCGCCAATCGCGATGCCGACATGGTGCGCGAGCCCGGCACGGCGGAAAACCAGGATGTCGAACTCGGCGGCATCTGCGGCACCGACCTCATGCCACGGTCCAGAGCTCGAAGTCGCCTCGGCGAAGATCCCTGCAATCTCGGCACGCTCCTCGAGCGACGGCACCGCGGCGGCATAGTCCGGCACGGGGATCCCGAGGCACTCGGCATAGACGAGGCGCGCAAGCCCCCAGCACGCGATACCGTCGCGCGTGAGACCGCCGACCTGCCAGGGCAGGCCGATATAGTCGGCAGACCAATGCATGGGGAGCCTACGGAAAGAGGCCAGGGAACCGGGCTGGCGAGAACCGGCCGGAGGGCCAGGGTTCGGAGGTGTAGGGCTCGCGCGAGATGTCGAGCGACACGGCGTCGGCGTCGTAGGACGCCTTCACGCCGCGCAGGTTGGTGTAGCGGGCCTCGACGACGTCCGGCGACAGGGCCATCACCACCGTTAGGTCGATGCGGGCCGGCGAGGAGATCGCGCGCAGCGGCGCGGCCATGTCCGGTGCCACGTTCTCGAACGCCAGCGTCGTCTTCGGCGGCGAGTCCTTCTCATCGTCGGGCATGATCGCGCCCATGATGACGAAGTCGTAGTCCTGCCCCTGGTGGCGGGTGCCATAGCGGAGCGGATCCATCGAGAACCGCATGGTCGGATCGCTCGACAGGTAGACCGGCGCCGGCAGGGTGGCATGCGTGATCTTGATCAGCATCACCGGCCCGTCGTCGGTCGCCGAGGCGTTCATCGCCTGCCGAGCGTTCAGCGAGATCAGGCGGCCCATGAGTACAGCACCGTCATGGGAACAGGGACCACGTAGGACATGCCGCGGGTGCGGGTGCCGGCGCTGGGAGCGGTGCCGCCGAACTGGACGAGCCACCACTTCGCGTTCAGCAGCGGCGCGCCGTAGGGCGTCAGGATCGGCTCGCCGGCGGTCGTCAGGATCGGGATGCCGCCGCGGGTCTGGTCGGGGAACCAGAACGGGCGGACACCGCCACCGGTATCGACCTCCCAGAAGCGTTCGAGGGTCGTGAACTGCTCGGCGTCGACCTTGATCGATTGCAGGATCGGCTTGCCGACGGCCGACGAGCCGCGGCGCAACTTCGGGACGCCCCGCTCGGGCGCGGTCTGCAACCGGCCTTCGCGGAATCCCTCGTTGAAGCCCTCGGCGAGGATGCGCTGAGGTAGGCTGGCGGGCCAGACGGGGATCATCGTGTGGCGACCCTCGGCTGATTCATGGCCTGCTGTCCCTGACGGGTGCTCGCGCCTTGGACGAAGGCTTCGCGGATGAGGATCTCCTCGCGCTTGCCGCCGCGGCCGTCGGGCACCTGGCGCTTCTCTACCCGGGCGTCCTCGAACTGATTGATGATCCGTAGGTCGACGGGCTGCGGACCGCTCGAGTTGGCCGGGCCATCGAACTTCGGCACGTAGCCGCCGGCGAATCGAGGAAGCCGGTTCTCGTTCATCGCCTTGATGACCGGACCGAAGCGCCGGGTGGCATCTGCGTTGACGATGGATTCTCCGTTCGAGATCATCGCTAGTATGCTGTCGGACGTGCCGGTGCCGGGCCCGTAGACCACCCCGGCCGGCGTCATGCCGGTGGCGTACTTCGGCAGGATGCTGCTGAGGAAGGTGCCGATCGAGCCGCCGTCCTTGCTCGATCCGGCGAACATCATCGAGACCGCGCTATCCAGCACCTTGTCCGATAAACGCGAGGCCAGACGGCCCAGCGCGTTCGACATGGCGGTGGTCAGCGACGCGCCCTGTGAGAGATCGTTCTTGAGATCCTTCAGGAACCCGCCCGTCGAGCTCTTGGTCTCCGACAGGCGCTGCAGGTCACGCAGCCGATCGCGATAGGTGTCGAACTCCTTGGTGCCCCCCTCCGCGTAGCCACGGGCGCCCATGTAGGCGGACTGCTCCTCGGAGGTCCGGCCAAGCGCGCTGTAGGCGTTCGCGGTATCTCGCTCGAACCGCGAAGACAGCGCGGTCGCCACGACTCTCTGTCGAGCCGTCGCCACCTCAATGAGCGCCGCCTTCTACGATTGTAGCTCGGTCGTCAGGTCCTTGGATTTGGACGCCAGCAACTCCTCGGCGGTCTTGAACCGGATGCCGATCTCTTCCCCGTTCTCACGAGCTGCGTTCAGCTGATCTTGGACTGCCCGGAGGTATTCCTGACGGGACGCGCTCTGGTCGTAGGCGGCCGTTTCGGCGCGGATGGCGACGACACGTTCATTCGAGGCTCGAGCCGGTGCACCATTCCCGGTCACGCGGGACTGGCCATAGTTCAGGATATCTTGGACCGTGGCGTTCCCGTTTTTGAACACGCGCTGGTTTGCGGCCGCAGCGGCTGGGTCAATGGAGGCTGCATTGGCCGAAGGGTCCGCGCGCAGCATGCGCTTCGCGCCCTCTGGGCCGAGGAAATAGCCGAGCTGCACGTTGCGCTGAGACGCATCGAGCCCCGACTTCATCAGCGAGTTGGTGATCTCCTGAAGGTAGATCGCCACGTACTTTTCATTGATGGCCTTGTCGGTCCGCAGCCGTGCGATCCGCTCGTCGGCTTCCTTTCGGTTCGCACTTGATGCGTCGATTTCGGCGGCGGCCTCGGAATCGTACTGCCGATACAGGTTGACGAAAGTGCTTTTAATGAACTGGCCGGCTCCGAGCGCCGACGAGTTGGGGTTCTTGGCGTTATTGTCGCCGCTGCTCTCCGCCATGATGGTGGTCGCGACAGCATCGTTCGGCACGGCCGTCGAGCGAAGGACCGCCTGCCGGTTTTGTGACGCGAGAGCAGCCAGGGCAGACGCGCGGGCCTCGTTCAGCGTCTCGACCGAAACCGTGCGCCGGCCGGCGTCGCCAGCCTTCCTCGCCTGCTCGACGAGCTGATCGTACTGGTGGTTTACCTGCGCGACCGCGAGCGAGTAGCCCTGCAGATCGGCCGTCGACTTGGCGAAGTCGGCCTGCTTCAGCGCCGATGCCGCCGCCTCGCCGCCTTTGCTCAGGTTCGCACGCAGTTCGACGACCTGCGCGTCGAGGGCCTTGTAGCTTTCTAGCGCTTCCTGAGCGCTGGCGTTGACCTTGGGGTCCGGGCTCAGCAGGACGGTGGACACACCCTTGCCGATCCGGTCCCGGACAGCCTCTAACGCCTCGATGCTGGCGAGCTCGGGGTTGACGAGCTTTGTCGCGCGGCTGGTCTGGTTCGCGATGTCGTCGGCCTGGGCCCGTGCTGGGGCGTTGCGGGCGGTCTCGGCCTGTGCCTGGAGATCGGAAACCACCTTGCGCTGCCGGGTTGCCTCGGCCTCGTAAAGGTAGGAGTTGGAGCGATTGCCGTACTTCGAGCGCGAGGCTTCGAGTTCAGCCAGGCGCGCCTGAGCGTCAGCGATCCGCTTCTCGAACGTATCGGTGCCTTCGCCGAACAGGGCCTTGCCGATGAAATTGATGTTGTCGGAGAAGCCCTGTTTCGTCCGCTCCCACTCGCGCGAGAGGCCGCCCATCTGGGTCGATGCCTTGTTCAGCGTCGCCGGCAGCGCGTCCAGGATGACCTTCACGGCACCGGTCTGGTCACCCGCCGCGGCGAGCTTCTTCGCCATGTCGCCCGCACCGCCCCCGAGCGGGCCGAGCTTCGCCTCCAGCGCATCGACACCGGTGGCGACATTGGCCAGTGCGCCGGCCAAATCGCGGGTCGCGTCGGGGATTTCCTGCTTCGTCGTGGCAGCGTAATCGCGCTGGATCTTGATGAGGTCGCCGAAGAACTGCGGTGCGATTCGGCCGGTCGAGGCGTAGACGCCCGCCATCTCACGTGCGGAAGCGACCGACACCTCACCCTGGCGCGCCGAAGCTTCGGCGGTCGCGTTCATCTGGGCCACGGTCGCGCCGCTGAGACGGCCGATGCCGTTCAGCGACATCTGCGCCTCGCGCTGGCCCGCCGAATAGGTGCTGTAGGCGTAGGCGAGCGTGCCACCGATCGTGCCGATGACGGCAGCCGTCGCGGTCAGCGGCGTGACCAGCTTTCCGACCGCCTCAGCCACGCCGGACAGGACGCCCGAGACGCCCCCCTGTCCCGGCCCGAAGGTCTGCATGACCTGTCCGCCCTGCTGGAGCAGGATCGTCAGCGGAGAGGCCCCACTGGCGGCAGAGGCGACCACGTCCGAGACTTGATAGGTCAGGTTCTGCAGCTGGTCCGGACGCAGCCCGCCGGTGCGCTGACGCTCGGTCGTCTTGGCGAACTCGTCGTAGGTCGTGCGAGCCTTCGCAACGGCAGCGGTATGCTCCGTGACCCTGATCGAGCCCTTTGCCAGCAGCTCGTCCGCGTTCGCAACGGCAGCGTTCATGCGCAGCTGCGCGGCGCCGAGCGGGTCGATGACCTCACGAAGGGCGCTGGCCCGCTTCTCCAGATCTTCCTGCGCACGAGCCGCCTCCTCGAAGACCTCCGCCGATGCGCGCGCGGACTTCACTGGAGCGGCGTTTACGCCATAGGCGGCCGAGACGTTGGCCTGGTTGGTAGCCGCCATCTGAGCTGCACGAGCATCACGAAGGGCGGCGGCGCGGCGCTCCTCTTCGTCGGCGGCGCGCGCGGCTTCCTCGAAGACCTCAGCCGACGCCCGGGCGGATTTCGATGGCGTGGACCCGATGCCGTAGATCGAAGAGAGGTTCGCCTGGGTCGTCGTCGCGAACTGCGCCGCCCGAGCCTCAGCGATGGCGGCGTTCCGACGCTCCGCTTCCTCAGCAGCCCGAAGCTGCTGCTCGAATACGCCCGCCGAACTACGCGCCGACACGCTGGGGGCCGTCTCAACGCCAAGCAGGGAGTTGATGCTGGTCTGCGCGCGGCCAGCGGCCTCGGCCTCTTTGGCGGCCTGCGCGAGACGCTGGAACCGCTGAACCTGCCGGTCGGATGCGGTCCCGGCCTTGTCCATGGACACGACCACGCCGTCGAACGCCTGCTTTCCAGCCGCTCCCGCATCGTCGAAGACGCGCTTGACCTCGGCTCCGCCCTCGACACCGAGGCGGATTGCGACAGATTGAGTCATCACGCCTCCCTTTTTGAGAGCCCAGAATGAAATTTACGCATTCGATCGTCGGCTTATTGCTGGTCGCAACTGCTTCCAGCGCCCATGCCGGCAGAAGGGGAATAACCGAAGCAGATCGCAAGATTGATCAGTTTTGCAAAATACAGTCAGCCGGTTCTTCGTCTAAATTTGATGAATGCAAGAAGGGTAGTGTAGTCGCTATGGTCGCGCTACAGATCATATCCGAGACGGCTGACGAGGCCGACAAAGAGAAAATAAACAGTTGTGTTGAAAGGCATTACTATAAACAGGGAATGGTCAATTGGGAGGACGCTTGGGAGTGCGCTAAGCGTCGCTAGTCCTCCCGCGCGGCTCTATCTCGATATGCGCCCATGATAATGACCTCGATGGAGGGGAGCGCTTCGGCCAGTAGGGCAGATTTCGCGCCCATCGCGTCGGCCATCATGAGCACCGAGGCGTAGTCGAGGCCGTAAGGGGCGGTCTTTCCGAACCGGACCTGAGCGCCGCAGGCTCTGATGACTGCCCAGGCGCTGACCCCGTCGGCCGTCTGGGGGGCATTCTCGTTGTAGGGGCACGCCTCGCACTGGACCTTACAGGCGGCGCAGTATTCCTGACCCTCGTCGGCAAAATGCCACTCGGCGAGGGCCTTCAGGCGTTTTTTTCCGCCCCTCGGTCCAGAGCGGGGCCGACATACAGGCGGTCGAGGGCGTCGTAAGCCCGCCATTCGTCGAGGAGCAGGTCGACGTTCTCGGGCGTGACCGGGGCGAGGTTTCCGTCGGCGTCTCCGACACCTTCCCACTCGACGATCCCGGCATGAGCCAGCGACCGGACGAGGGCGATACCGGCATGCGTCCCAACATTGGGGTTCCCGGCCTCGGCATCGGCTTCCGACGCCACCCGGTTCTGCGTGAACACCTTGCCCGCCTCGTCGCGGCCGATCAGCACCATGGCGACGCTGATCGGCTTCACGCGGACGCGCACGCCAGGGAGGAGATCGAGCCACGCGAGGTCGGTGGCGGCAGGTTTCAGCTTCAGCATGTGGGACTGACCGGAGGTGCGAGGGGAATCAGGCGAGGCAGCATCAGCCGGTGTACGCGGTGACGTTGTTGACCAGCGTCGCGGTGACGGATTTGCCGAGCGTCATGTCCTTGGCCGCCTGGAAGGCGAAGGTGGCCTGGACGCCACCGGGGCCGGTGACCGGGGTCTTGGCTCGCGGCAGGTAGACAGCATGGGCCTTGAAGATCAGCGAGCGGGATGCGTCCGTGACCCAGCCGAAGGTCAGTTCGATCGGCGTGCCGTTCGTTGCCTGGTCGAGGAGGGTCGTGTTCGCGAACCGGACGACGATCGAGCCGTCCATGCTGACCATGCCGGGGTCGGCATCCTCGATGCGGCCGTCGTTCCGGATGACCTCCACCTTGTCGAGGTTGTTCGAGTAGGTGAACTCGGCCGAGACCACGGACGCGAGCGCGGTCCCGCCGCGGGTGATGCTGCCCTGGAACGGGGAGAAGCGCTCGATTGAGGCTTCCAGCGGCGTGCCGGAGCCAGAGGCGCCCAGCTTGTTCTCACCCTGAGCCATGAGGCCGAGGGTCGCCGTGAGCAGGCCGGAGCGCTGCATCTGGACGCGCATGGTGTTGCCGCGAACACCGAAGTTCTGGCCATAGCTCGGGACTTCGGGGAGGCCGATCTCGACCGTCGCCGAGGGAAGATCGCGCTTGCCGGAGGAGAAGACGTGCGTGTTGACCGCGCCGGCCGCCGTCGTGACGGGCTCGCCCATGTAAAGGCGAAGCCAGTTGCCGAAATTGCGCAGGTCGATCGGTACGACCACGTCGCCGTCGTTGTTGATGACGTCGCGCGTCGGCGGCAGAGGCTCACGCCCATAGCCGAGCAACTCGGACGAGATGAGGCCCTGCTCCTCGCCCAGCGCCGACGAGACGAACGGCAGCTTGCGGTAGCCCGTGGTGGGCGGGGTTCCGTAGGTGGTCTCGAACGCAGCCGTCATGATGGCGTTCGCGCCGCGGGCTCTTGCCATGGTCGTCTCCTCGGGTCGGATCAGTTCAGGGGATCGGTGGTGCCGTAGACGGCGATGAGGCCGACGAGGGCGGACCGGGAGACGGGCGCACCGTCTGCGGTAAGGGGTTCAGTGACGGCCGCCTGGACCATCACGTAATCGCAGAGGCCGCCGAGCGTCCGGTCAGCGGCAACGGCGGCGCCGACCGCCTGCAGCATCTTGTCGAGGCGGACCTCGGCGGAGACGGTAGCGGTCTTGTTGGCCGCGAACTCCAGCGGGATCTCGTGCTCGTAGATCCAGGTGGTCGGGTTCAGCGTCACATCGGGCTCGCCCGGGTCGCCGTCGTCGACGTTGGCGTAGCCGCCGGCCGGAATCGTCTGCTGCTTGACCTCGTTGCGGTAGTGGGCCGCCTTCGGGAGAGCGGCCTTCACCAGCGCCGCAACGGCCTGGATCACCTGTTCGCGCTTGCTCGGCATGTGGCCCGCCTAGTTGCAGATGAGGCGGATGGTGACGGCGGTCGACGGCGCAGGCTCGAACGGACCGTCCGTCAGCAGCAGCGTGGGCTTGGATCGCTTCACCGCGACGGTGGCACCCGACAGGGTCTGAGCCGTCACGCCACCGACGATCATCTGATTGCCGGACCACGTGGGGATGATGTCGACGTCGGGCGCCGAACTGCATGCCGGCCACGTGAAGGTGGCGACGGGGGCCGTCAGGCTTGTGCTGGACGTAGCGGTGTAGCGCTCGACGCGCTTTGGGGCGCCGGCAGGGCCTACTGAGCCTTGCGGACCCGTCGCTCCCACCAATCCAGGCACGCCCGGCACGCCTTGAGGACCAGTCTGACCCTGAACCCCTGTGGGCCCTGCGATTCCTGGCGGGCCAGCCGGTCCCGGAACACCTGGATCTCCGCGAGGGCCTGTTTGTCCAACTCCGCCCGCCGCTCCGGCGTCACCTTTCGGACCAGCATCGCCCTTGTCTCCCTTGGTGCCGGGCTCGCCTTGAGGGCCGGTACGCTGGACGCCGTCGCCCATCATGGGGCTGGCGGAACGCAGATTGCTCTCGGCCGGAGAAATCGGGCCGATGGTGAGGCAGGCGAGGAGCCAGAGGACACGCATCTCACCGCTCCAAAGCATCGCGGAAGCAACGCCATGCCGATGCGGCCGCAGTGATGAGGGCCAAGAACCAGACGAAGGGCGAGGCGGGACGCCCATCCGCCCAGGCCGGTATCGTGACGAAGATCCAGAGCAGGATAACGACCCCGCCCATCAAGTTCAGGGCACGCATCAGCCACCTCGCCCATACTGGAGTTCAGGTGCGCACTCGCCGGTCGGCGCGGCGGTCGCGATCAGGGAGACGAACGTCGGCTGGCTCGTGCCCAGCGTCTCGGAGGAGCGAGCGAGGAACCGAGTACCGGTGCGGAGGGTCACGCTCTCCGACAGGCTCGAAACCTTCCGGATCCGGACATCGACGTTGCACGGGTTCACGAAGCGATAGGAGGTGGCGTCCGCCGGCTTCGTGATAGCGAACTGCTTCGCCGTGGTTGTGATGCCGTCGAAAATAATGGGATCGCCCGTCCCAGACCGGACGAACGGCGTAGAGAGGACCGTCATCGGGGATTCGGGTGAACCCGCGAGTTTCCCGTCCTTGTCGTAGACTGCCACGGGCTGAAGCGTGACGCTGACCGGGACGCCGGGCGCAATCGGCGGCGGAGCCTCCGCAGCCGCGCCGCCGAACAGGACGGCCAGGGCAAGGATCGACAGAGCGACACATCGCAACATCGCGGTCCCCTCCATGGATAAGCGGGCGTCAGGCCTGCCAGTTGGCGGCGATGGCGCTCGGGATCCGGTCGGCCCAGCGCTTGGCGGTGGCATCGATGTCGAAGCGTTTCCGGAGCTTCACCTGCTTGACCAGCACGAAGATCACGACGAACTGGCGCCCCTTGTCGGGCCCGGTCTCCCTGATGGGGCGGAAGGACTTGCGGCCCTGGTAGCGCCGCGCCTGGCGCCGGTAGAAGGCGTCGGCGACGAGCACGCCACCGGTGCGGGTCGGGATGAAGCGCAGCTTGACGCCCGTCTCCCGCTCCCATGATGCCGGGCTTAGGGTGTTGTCGGTCGAGCCCTTCGTGCGGCGCTTCGATATCTGCCGGACGCCGGCTTCGGGCGTCGGAATGGCGAGGTACTTCCGGCCGCTGGCGACGATGGTCACGCCGCGGTCGAAGGCGTCGATGAGCTTCGGTGCGTTCGTGCTGACGTAGGCGGCGGCGTCAACGCTCTCGCCAGCCTTCGGGAAGGTCTGACCGCGCCAGGTGTTTGCGAGGCGCTGGCCGAGGCCCGACGAGGTCACGTCGTCGCGCAGATCCTGCTTCAGGCCCTCAGTGACCTGCTTCATCGCCGTCGTGACCGACTTGGCGATCTGGACCTCCGCGCCGGACAGCGCCTGCCGGATGTCGGGGACGGTGGCCCGGTATCTCACGGCTCGTCCGGATCCTCGTCCGGGTCGTCGGGCTGAACGGCCGACACCTCGCAGGTGCGGACCAGCCGCCGGGTGTCGATCTTGCCCATGCCGATGACGAGCAGCGTCTCGGTGAGTTCTCCATCGTCGTCGAGGAGGTCGACCGCATCGCCCTTCGCCGGCACAGCGACCTCGGAGAGGCGGATGTCGATCAGCATGGCGTCGAGGTCGAACTGATTGCCGGCGAGACCGACGACGGCCTCGGGCGTCTTCCTGATCACGCGGACGGAGACCCCATCGGAGCCGCCGCCCGCGCGCCAGATCGCATCGATCGCAAGGTTCGGGTCGTCGAAGATGGCATCGACGCCCATTGCGAACGCATCCATCACGTCGCGCGCAGCGCCGTGATGATGTCGGCCTTGGTCCGGGCCGCCGAGATGTCGACGCCCTTCTCCTTGGCGAGAGCTTCGAGCTCGGCCTTCGACTTGCCGTCGAGGCCGTCCTCGTTGCCGTCCGGTTCGGGACCCTGCTCGCCGGAGATCGCGCCGCCGGTGTCGTCGTCGTTGACGACCTCGTGCGTGCCGGCCTGGAGCGCGGCCTGCGCCTCGTCCCAGCCCAGGGTGACGACGTCCTTCTTGCCCTTTTCGCGCAGTCGCATGACGCCCTCCGTCAGTTCGAGGTGGTGCCGCGCACGAGGAGCGCGGGGCGCTTCACGAGCGGGAGCGGGTTGGACTCGGTGTGGATGTCCATGCCCTTGCCGAACTTCTTCGGCTCGAGCGGGGCCACGAACACCTCGGAGTCGGCGCCGCCGGGCGCCTGGTTGACGCTTCCCCAGAAGTCCGGGGGAGCCCAGAAGTTGGTGAAGGTGTCGGTGGTGCCGAGCGGGACGAAGCGCACATCGCCGGCCGGGATGAAGCGCTGCGGCGCGCTGGTGGTGCCGTCCTCCTGCATGAAGGACGCGCTGCCGCGGTACTCCTCGAAGGTGATGCCGCCGAAGGTGAAGCCCTTGCGGACATCTTCGCGGAGGATCTGCGGCCCCGATTGGTAGTACTTGAACGCCTCCTTGACGGTGGCGTGCGTGGTGAACTTCCGGAACCACTCCGGGGAGCACAGCGCATGCACGCCCGTCATCGTCTCACCGAGGAGGTTGTCCTCCATGTAGGCGGTGACGTCCTGGCACTTGCCGAGCACGTCGGTGCTGGCGGTGCCGAGAGCGAAGTCGACGACCTGCTCCGTGACGCCGAAGGCGGTGAACAGGTTGAGGAGCACGCTTCCGTCGGAGTCGCGGATGATGCCCTTCACGGCACCCATGCGCAGGTTCTCAAGGGTAATGGCGTGCTTGCGCCGCATCGTGATTAGCTTCCGGTTGAGGAAGCCGAGCACGCTTTCGAGGCCGACGTTGCCGTCGTTCGTCAGCGCCAGCATGTTCTGCACGTCCGTGGCGAGGACGCTGTCCTCGTGCGGGATGTGGGGAACCACGAACGACACGGGCTTCTGCTTCCCGCGGGTACCGAGCGAGGCCGGACCGCCACGGGGGCGGGTCGGCAGCAGGTTGAGCACGCCGTTCTCGATGAGCACGATGACGGACGTGGTCGCGATCGGCTCGGCAGTGAAAATGCCGAGCTGATTGATGCGGCCGTAGGCGTTCGGCACCATGGAGATGCTGCCGGTCAGCGAGGCCGCCGAGAACGCATCTTGGTTGAAGATGTCGAGGATGGGCATCGGCTTACGCTCCTTCGCGCACGATGATGCCCGCCGCCTTCAGCTGGCCGTTGGCCGCTGCGCGCTTCGCCGCATCGTTGATGGTGGGGCCGTAGGTGAGTCCGTTGTGGCTCACGACGGCGTGCCGCGAGACGATCACGGCCTTCTGGTCGGCGCTGGTGGCGTCGACAGCGGTGAACAGCACCGCATTCGCGGTCTGCGAGCCGTCGGAGCCGGTGGCTGCGGCCGGGACGTACTTGCCGGTGGCGGTCACCAGGGCGAGCACGGTTCCGGTCTTCAGCTTGCCGGCGCCGGCGGCGATGATGGCGGTATCGCGGCTGCGGTAGCTGGCGTCTTCGACCTTGAGCCAGTCGGAGCCAACCTGAGCGGTTTCGAGCAGGGCCATGATCAGGCGTCCTTCTTCAGGCCAGCGCGCTTGAGCTCACGCTCCATGCTGTTGGCGGATGCGGTGGGGCCGGCCGGGATGGCGGCGGGAACGTGGGAGGAGATCGAGGTCCGCTCCTCGCCCGCGACGAGCTTGTCGAAGAGGGCCGCCCGGACTTGCTCGACCGACTTGCCGTCGGCGAGCATGGTGGCAGCGAGGTCCTCGGGGATGCTCGCGTCCTTGCGGCGAGCAAGCGCGACGAGCTTCTGGGCCTCGCCGGCGGCGCCGATCCGCTTCTTGGCGTCATCGAGGGAGACGCCTTCGGCGAGGAGGGTCGCGGCCATATTCGGCACGCCGCCTTCGACACAGAGCCGCGCGATCTGCGAGGCGTCGGTGCGGTCGATCGAGGTGGTCGAGGTGCGATCCTTCTCGGCCTCGGCCGTCGCGATCTTGGCGTCGAGACTGGTGACCTGCGACGCGGCAGCGTCGAAGTCGCGCTGCTCGTCGTCGGTCATCGAGCGGCCGCGGGCTGCGGTCGCAAGTTCGTTCATACGGTCGGATGCCTTCGTGCGGTCGCGACGAAGGCCAGCGAGATCGCCAGACATTCCATTCTCCAGGGTGGTGAGGAGAGCGCCGAAGCGCCCGTGTCCCGGCTCTCGCCGTGGATGATCCGCGGCTACCGCCGCGCGGCTCTCGCCTGGCGCTCGTTCGACGCCGTGCGGGCCAATTCGGAATAGGTGCGCTCGTAGCTCTGGACGCGGTCGGCCATGCCGGCGGCAACCGCCTGGGCGCCGACCTTCACGCCGCCGCCGCCGAAGGATTCCTTGACCTTCGAAGCCGAGATGCCGCGACCGCGAGCGACGTCGGCGATGAACTGCGCCTCGATGCTGTCGAGGAGCGAGCGGATCTCCGCGACACCGTCCTCGGCTTGCGGGTCCGGACGCTTGTTCGGAGCGTTCGACGAGACGATCTCGATGGCGATCGAACCGGACGCGTCCGGCTCGACCTGCTTGGAGATGCCCGCCACCACGCCGATCGAGCCGAGGATGCCGGTCTTCTCGGTGGTGACTTCGCCCGCCGACGAGGCGATCCAGTACGCAGCTGAAGCTGCCGAACCCGAGACGTGGGCGATGACGCGCTTGCGGCCCCGGGTCGAGTAGATCTGATCGGCGAGGCTGTTGATGCCGGTCGGCGAGCCACCGGGCGAATCCACCAGCAGCATGATCGCGCCGATATCGGGGTGGGACTGTGCCAACCGCAGGTCGTTGGCGAGCATCGCCGCCGACACGCCGCCGGACATCTCAGTCATGAGATTGGCGCGCGGGAAGATCGGGCCGGTGATCGGGATGACCGCGACGCCGTCGGCGGTCGCCATGGCGTAGCGGGCTCCGTCGAGGCGGCGGGGCTGTCCGCCGATCACGGCGGCGAGGTCCTGGCGGAACCAGGCATCGCCCTCGCCAGCCCGACGATCGGCGCGTTCGATCCGGTCGAGGGTGGCGAGGCTCGCCATGAAGTGGAGATAGTCGGGACGGATCGCCCAGGGCTCACCCGTCAGCGCATGCAGGGCGCGAGTCATTCCGGCTCCTGGGTCGGTGGCGGGTTGGGGGCGTCCGGACCGTCGTCGGTCGCTGTCGCAGATGCGGACTTCTGCCGGCCGTCGCTGGTGTAGGTCAGACCCAAGGCGTCGGCCCGCTCGTTGTCACCGGCCTGCTCGGCGTCGACCGTCTCCGAGTCGTAGCCGCCCTCGGCAACCTTGCGGGTGCGCGTCGAGAGACCGGCCTGGATCTCCATGGTCTTGCCCTGAACGTCCTGGACGGGGTGGATGTACGGCCAGGCCTGCGGGATCCAGTTGACAGCGTAGGCGTCCTGCCGGGTCATCCCTTCAGGCAGGCGGAGCGCACCGGAGAGCAGCGCGAGGTCGATCCACCGGATCCAGATCGGCCGGCACAGCTGGAACACGACGAGGTGGTGCTGCCACTGCTCGACGGCGCGGCGGAAGTCATTGAGCGCGGCGCGCAGGGTCCGGTCGTTGAGCTGACTGTAGTCGCCGCTCAGGATCTCGTAGAGGAGCCCGCAGGCCGCCGCGACGCTGCGCTTCGACTCGCGGACGAACATCTCGAAGTTGGGTCCGACGTCCTTTGGGTCGCTGAAGGTCATGTCCTCGCCGTCGGCCAGCACCTGAATCGTGCCGGGCTCGAAGTCGAGGGTGGCCACACCGTCATCGTCACCCGGGTCAGTGCCGAGCGGCCCCTCCGATCCGTCGGAGAGCACCCGCTTCACGAAGCCGACGAGGCGGGCAGCGTTCTTCTTCCGGATCAGTTCGGCGTCGAGGTAGCCGTCAAGGTCGTAGAGGGTGCGCAGAGCGCGGGCGAGCCACGGTTCACCGCGATCCTGCCCGGGCCGCATGGCGCGGTAGAGGTGACAGATGTCGACCGCCGGAACGAGCACGGGCTCACCGAAGCCGGCTGCGACAACCCCATCGCCGGGATGCTCACGATAGAGATGATACCCCGTACGCTTGCCGATGGCGTCGTACTGGATGCCCTGCCGAATGCGGGCCGCCGCATCGGTCTTCAAATGCGGGCAGTGGTCGCCTTCGAGAAGCTGCAGCTGCAGCGGAACGGTCAGGCCATCCTCGGGCCGGCGGGTGCGCAGGCGGGTGAACGTCTCGCCGCCCTCGACCATGCCCCGGACCGCGAGGGCCTGCAGGCCGTAGAAGTCGTGCGCGCCGATGCTGTCGGCCTCGTCGGTCCATGCCAGAAACAGCTTCTGGATCCGGGCGCGGAAGGCTGCGTCCTCGGCTTTCCGCTTCTTCGCGGCAGGCTTGGACAGCCCTTCGACGGACCGCGCAGCCATGGAACGCGGCACGATGCCGGTACCGATGATGTTGGTGACGAGCCGGTCGACGGCGGCGCCGGCGTAAGGGTTCTTCCGCGCCTGGTCGCGCGACTTCCTCCGCAGCTCGTCGAGCGCGTAGACAATCGCCGAGTTCGGACCGTAGCTGCCCACCCGCCACGAGCGCGACCGCCGGCCGGAGCCGTTGGCAACATCGTAGGGCTGGCTTTCGCGCGCGACGGCGACGTCTTCTCCCGAGAGGTCCATCACCACCCGCTGCGGCTCGTGGTGACAATCTGACGGGTACGGCGGCGACCGCCCGCAGCCGCTTCCTGCGCGGCCTTCTGGCGCTCCAAGTCGGAGAGGGCCTGTCGCATCTCATCATAGCCGCGATAGGTCGCGCTGCCGGTGTCGGCGCTCTCCACGCGCAGTACGCCGCTGGACATGGATCGCTTGAGGTTCGCGATGCGCTTGTCGAGGTCGTCGGCCATTCGCTACCTCGTCGTTCTGCTTCGGACCTTGCTGCGGCGGCCAGCGGCGCGCTGAAGGTTCCGGGCCGCCAGCGAGCCGGCGGCGACTGTCGGTTGTTCGATCTCGGTCGGGACGATGACCCCGCCCCGCTCGACGCCGAGCGAAGCCTCCAGATCCCGCCAATGCACCTCACGCCACCGATCCCAGCCGCGCATGGCGGCGAGTCCACGGGCGTAGTTGGCGCAGTCGAGCACCTCGTTGCGCCGACCGCCGATCGGCACCCATTCGCGCCGTGTCCGGCCCCGGGTGACATGCGTGACGAGCTCTTCGGCCGTCAGCTGCTTCACCTGATCCTCGGTCACATCCTCAGGCAGGTGGACGAAGCCGGCCGGGAAGGGCCGTCCGTCCGGCGGGCGCTGCAGAGACAGGCATCCCATCAGCTCTTGCTTGGCGAACGAGGCGCCGACCCGGATCGTCTTCAGGCCGCGGCGCAGCTTTTTCCCCGCTGGGGTCGCATCCTTCGCGCCGACGCCGAGGAAGGCCGCCGCGTAGCTGTCCTGACCGTCGACGGCATGGACCGGACGGCCTGCCTGACGCCGGACGAAAGCGTAAACCTCGGCAGTGAAGCCACTGGAATCCACACCCCAATCCCGAACCGTCATTTCCGCGCCGCCCTCGTGCGGCCACGTCTCCGAGAACAGAGATTCGAGCTCGCTCCAAACCTCGGCGCGGTTCGTGTCGCCCGGAAGCACCCGGTGCTCGATGAGCCAGCGCTCGCGGTTGCGCCCGAAGGCCCAGATGCTCGCCTCGAGGCGGTCTTTCTGGACGTCGACGCCGCCGAACAGGATCAGGCCGCCGAACGGCACCGTCCCGCTGCGGTATCGCCCCTTGCGGGTGTAGACATCTTGCCAGTCCGGCGCGTCGGCGCCTTCCTTCCACGTCCTGGCAAGCTGCGTGTTGAAGAAGGTCCGCAAGGCCTCCGGTCCCCGACGTAGCGCGCGGGCGAATTTCGCCACCGTCTCGCGAATGGTCTGCTTCGGGGCGTAGAGCTTCGACGCCTGGAACCCAGCATGGTCGTTCGGCACCGCCTCGGTGCCACAATGGATGCACAAGGCCCTTCGAACGCCGTAGGCCTCAGGCGCCCAGCGCTCCGGAGACTGGTTTTCGCCGCAGCAGGTGAACGACCGGGTCTGCCGCCACTCGATCTTACGGAGCGCCACGAGCCGCTGAGGCTCGGTCATCGGATGTTCGCAGGCCACGCATTCGTAGCGGGCTGTTTCCGCCCGGATCTTGCCGTCCTCGCCCTTGTCGAAGCGGACCTGCTCCCACTCCAAGGGGTGCCAGCCATGACAGCCAGGGCACTCGACGAACGCTTTGCGCTGATCGCTCTCCTCATAGGAGGATTCGATCGCGCTGCGGCCCGCCACCGTGGGCGAACAGGCCCGCACAGACAGGCTGTTGGCCTTGAACTCGGCCTGGCGCTCCTCGGCAAGGTCGATGGGCGAGCCCTCGCCGCCGGCGGAAAGTGGATACTTATCGATCTCGTCACAGGTGAGCAGCCGGATCGGCCGCATCGCGAGGTTGGTTGGGCTGTTCGAGCCGACGAGCGTAATGTGCCCGCCGGGGAACTGCTTGTGGGTCAGGGTCGCGCCGGCATCCCGTGACTTCGAATCCCCGAAGATCTCCCGCAGGACCGCAGTGTCGCGGATCATCGGCGCCAGCCGGTCCTTCGAGAAGGTCTCGGCCGCGTCGTCTTTCGGCTGGACCACCAGGATCGGGCACGGGTCGATGTGCATGAACCGGCCGAGGATATTCTCGATCACGGTCGTCTTGAGGAGCTGCGTACATGCCATCAGGGTGATGACGCTGACGCCCGGCTCGGTCGCTGCGAGCATCGGACCGCGGGCCACCTCGACCCGGGAGACGATGAAACGACCGCCGTTCGACGATTCCTTGCTCAGCCTGCGGTAGCGCTCGGCCCACTGGACCACGTCGAGGTTCGGGGTCGGAGTCGCCCCCTTCCGCCAGGCCTTCGCGAGGCTCTCGGTATCAAGCGAACTCGGCCGAGGGTTCTCCGAGCTCGGAGAGATGCTGTTTGACATGCGCGTTCAGGATCGTCGTCAGCGCACGGGGGTCGACCTTCAGCTCGTCTGCCATCACCACCGCGATCCGCGCCGGCCAGGACTGCCAAGCATCGCGGTAATCACGGGCGGTGTCGAAGAACAGCTTCTCGGCCGCCTCGCGATCGACGAGCTTCTTGTCGTTCTTCTCGACCTCCTGCTTGCGCTGGAGGCCCAGGAAATTCTCCTTGCGCCGGATCGCGTCCGGCAGCGTCAGGTTCGTCGGGTCGAGCAGCCCTATGTCCTCGGTCTCGTCGTCGCTGTCCGGAAGAGCCGCCGGCCTCGGCATCGCCTCGCCGAGCTTCTGCCAGGTGTCAGGCTTTGGCTTCGCTGGTGCCGTTGGCTCGCGCGCCGAAGTGTTACCGGTAACGGCTCGGATCGGGCGGTGGGTAACACCTCCTCGGTAGTTCGCAGGGCGCTGATCCAGGTTCCATTCCGACGCCTCGACGTCGATCAAACCCACATCAGAAACTACCAGTAAGCCTTTCTGTTTCCAGCCAGTTACGGCTTTTCGGGACACCCCGCGCCGACGAGCGAAGTCGGCTTGGTTTAGGAACTTTGGCCCGCTCGCGTCGCTCATCCCGGCTGTTACCTGTTACCGTGTTACCGGGTTTTCGGACCCTGGCGCTAGAAACATCTGGGGGCCCGACCACCCGTATAGACCTGACCCTCCCAGGGTCCCCCGGCCCTAGGACGGGCGTCCCACCAGGCGGTGAGGGGATGGACAGCTCGCATCACGGCGTCTGCCGCCTTAGAGGCTGGGATGGCCGTGCGGTTGTCTAGAGTTCTGATGCAGGGCTTGAGGGTATGAGAGGCGAGACATCGCACCGACCCCGCAGCATGAATTAGCAATTTGCTATTGCTCTATCGGTAGCAATCTGCTACATAATCAGCATGCGCCAGATCACCTACACCAAGGAAGCGACCAAGACGCTGGGCCGGATGCCGACCAACGTCTCAACGCTGATCCGCGCGAAGGTGAAGCAGTACGCTGAGGATCCCGAGTCGCTGGCAAACAACGTCAAGACGCTGCAGGGCTACGAGAACCGCCTCCGTCTTCGGGTTGGAGACTGGCGCGTCCTCTTCAACGAAACCGGCGAAGTCGTCGCCGTCCTGAAGGTTGCCCCACGAGGGGAAGCCTACGACTGAAACCACCCCGGCTTGTCCTTATAGGAATCGCCATGAACGCTCAGACCATCATCACCCCTGCGGGGGAACGTCTCGTCCTCATCCCCGAAGCCGAGTATGCCGCCCTTGTCGAAGCAGCCGAGGATGCCGCCGACAACGCTGCATTCGACCGTATCGAGAAGCGTCTCGCCTCCGGTGAGGAGGAGCTCATCCCCTCCGATATCGTAGACCGCCTTCTCGATGGCGAAAACCGTGTTCGCGTTTGGCGCGAGTATCGCGGTATGTCGGCCAAAGAGCTTGCCGCTAAGGCCGGTATCGCAAAGCCCTTCCTCTCTCAGATCGAGACGGGGAAGCGCGAAGGCACCGTAGATACCCTTCGGAAGATTGCCGATGCGCTATCGCTGACTATCGACGATCTGGTGGGATGATGGTTGCGGTGCCCGGATTCAAACCGAGCACCTCCAGGCGGTGAGCGTGAGGGCTTGTGAGGTAGGCGATGGCGAGGTGGTAGGGATAAGCTGCCTCTTACGAACCCGCTGAAACGAGCAACATGAACCGACCGTCGCAACTTACCTTCGGCCTGCTGCTCACCGGGCTGGCCGGCTACATCGACGCGATAGGGTTCATCCAGCTGACCGGGCTCTACACATCGTTCATGAGCGGCAACACCACCCAGATGGGGGTGTCCATCTCTCATGGTGCGGTGGACGGCATCGTAAGGCCGGCCGTCTTGATCGCCACGTTCCTCCTCGGGTCGACCATTGCCAGTGGCCTGTCGATCGTCACGCCCGCGCCCTGGAAGACGACGATCGTTTTGACCTACGAGGCCATCCTGGTCTTCGGAGCGTTCGCCCTTGGGCTGCAGCTGCCAGATCTAGGCCTGGTGTCGTTCTTCCTGGCTCTTGCCATGGGGGCGCAGAACGCGGTTCTCGGCTCGGTGCAAGGCTTTCGAGCAGGAACGACCTTCGTCACAGGAGCTCTGTTCAGCCTCGGTCAGAAGATCGCCGCCGCCTTCACCAAGACGGGGCCGCCCCTGGGCTGGGTCGGTGATGCCGCAGTCTGGTTGGCCCTACTGATCGGAGCCATTGGCGGAGCCGCTGTCTACGGCACCATCGGCATCTTCGCCCTTGTCTTCCCTGCTGCCCTAACAGCCTGCCTCGCGTGTATGGCCGCGCTATTCGCTAGGGCGCATCAGGTTAGGGCCTGAAGGAAGGCCGCATAGATGGCGAGCGGTGAGTCTCAATCATTCCGCCGTTCGCGCATCCGTTGTCTCGATGCGAGGCTTCATAGTCGGGAGGCGAGCGATGAAATCTGATCCTGAAACAATGAACGAGCAGTTCCGGGCGGACTGGTCACGGTTCCATCCAAACCAAGAGCCAACAGGATGGCTTCTGAGGGCCAGACCAATTCCCTGGGTCCGATTTCATGCTCTTCCTGAATCCAAGCGCTATGCCGAGGATGCAGCCGAACGCGCGACGATACTCGCCCGAGCATATATTCTTGCGGCCGAGGTGCTTGGCGAGGGCGCACCTTGTTGGATGATCGCGTCTTATTATTGGTTCGGAGAGAAAGCTGCTGAGGGCGGGCCTACCTTGGAGTGGGTGTATAACGATGATGATGAGGATCTCGGCATATTGCGTAGCGAGGTCAGCTTGATCGAATGGCGTTCAGGTGCACACGACACGTCACTTATGTCGATTGCCGACAGGCAAACAGCTCATGAGGTTTGGATGGCCAGAGCCACGGGGGAGATCTTTGCGCCATACGATGGCGGCTTTGACCTCTTCCCATCTGACTGGGCGCGCGTGGCCGTCCTGAAGACAAAATGGGCCAGCTGGCTTTCCTCATATCCTGGAGGTTTATGAGGTCGAACTACCGCCCATCTTTCTCTGGCTTCGCCACACAGCAGGTACCGGAACAGCCGTGCGGGTGTCTAGGGTTCCTAGGCTAGGCTTGAGAGTGGTGAGATGGGCCACCGCTCAATCCCCACCACCACACGAGCCGCCATCGCTGGATGACGAACCACTGTCAGAAGGCGAGTAGTCTGCAGAATGGGGGACATGACGGCCAGCGCCGGACACGCCGAGCGACCAAGGGTAGCTTTCACCGATGCCGGCCGAGTCATTGTTGAAGCGGGCGAGCCGGGCGCGATCCTCGGCTTCACGCTTGCGCTTCTGTTCGTCCTCGCCGGGCTGTCGAACAGCATCTACGCGCTTGAACATGCTTGCGTGCACGCCTGTCGAGATGGATGATCCGAACGGTATTGTTATCACTTCACACCTCAAGGCGGGCAAATGGTCCAGCTTATTGTTTATCCGTTAGAAGATTTTCCGCTCGATCACCCGGCGCTGCAGTCCATTCTATCTAGTATTGGTGATGCACCTCAAGTATTATTGGTTCTAAGAAAAGGAAATATGCCAGCTGGATCATGCTATACAAACGTGGATAAGAATGTAAAAAATAGTGGAGGCAGTATAATATTTGGTTGGATGATCGAATGGTTCCCTGGTGTATTCATAAACGCAATGCATCATGCTGTTTGGCAAAGACCAGATGGGAGTTTTATTGACGTTACCGCACCACAAAATCGCATTGACACCGAAGGAGCGGAAACAACTTTTGTTGTCGACAGTACAATATCAGTGAACTTAGACGCACCTCTACCTGTTACCGATAGACACGCGGTGCTAGTCAAGGACAAAGATTTACTTGAAGCCATCAAATACTATAGAATAAACAATAACGCGCGGAGAGAATTGCTGGAAACAGCAGCAAAGGATCCTCGTTACGTTTTAAGCCCAGCTGGGCTTTCTGGTCCGCCGCCGAACGAAACATATCCAAAAATAAATTCTACAATGAATGACTCTTTTTCCAAGATCCACTTTTATAGAAGAAGAGTTTTACGGAGATATAGCAAGTAAGCGACGGCCTCGCACGTCCGTTTTATGCCTTTAAGATTGAGGGCCACGCTCCTTTTGCAGGTAAGGGGTTGATGCGGGCGGGAACTGACAGCGGGGTACCGACGGCTGTGACGGCGCTTCTCACCGTGGAGGATTGCTCTGCCCGCGCCCCGAACCTATCGAGTTTAGCCCGCCAGACGATAAACTGGGCTAAACTCGCTCAATCTCTGATCTCCGGGGCGGCAACCCTGCGATCGCAGTGCATGCCCGAATGATGGTTGCGGCGGTCGGATTCGAACCGAGGACCTTCAGGTTATGAGCTTGGCGCGCTACCGGACTGCGCTAAGCTACGTCGAAACTGTTCGATGCTCTGACCCCATTAGGGTTCAAGCAGTACCCCAATGGGGTCAGGGCTGTGGAACCAGCCTCCAAAGTGGAGAAGCGGTCTGACCCGTCTCCGTCGCGGCTTAACGTCGATCCCTGGGCGGGAGAGTACAGCGGTGACCGTGCGTAATCCGATATATTACACGACCTGCACTTGCGCAATGTCCAGATCCACCGGCGATGCGCGGCCAAAGATCGAAACGCACACCTTTACGCGGTCGTGGGGCAGGATCTCCTCGACGATTGCCGGGAAGCTGGCGAACGGGCCATCAATGACGAGGATCTGCTGGCCGACCGCAATACCCATCGGCTCCACGATCTCACCCTTGGCGATCCTGTCTACGAACCGCTGAAGGCCTTCGGCATTGAGACGAGCAGGCTTCAGGACAGGCCCAGAGACGTTGCCTTCCAGCGACTTGTCCTCGACGGGGTAGCAAACGATCTCGGCAATGCCTGGCCGGTCCTTGGCGACGGCGAGATGCCCCGCGTCCTTCACCCCAATAAACACCGTGCGGATCAGCATCGGCGTGCGTCGGACGACACGACGGCCGCGGCGTACGACGACTTCCGAAGCGCGGGGCTGGTAAGTCACGACCTCGGCCGCCTGCAACGCCTCCAGGGCCCGCACGCCCATCCGAGGCGTGGTCTTGGCGATGTACCAGCACAGGGTCGGATCAATCGTTGGCGAGGCCACACCGCAGATGGGGTCGGCAGCGCTGCGGGCGCTGGCAGCCTTCGTCGCGGAGCCGAGACTAGCGCCCATACCCGACGATGCGCGGCGCTCTGCCCTTCGCTCGTCGCGACGCTGCCGGCGCTCTCGTTCACGCTGCCGCTTGCCCTTGGTGCGAGCCATGGAGTTCTCCCTTGGAATCGGATGGGGTGCGTTTGTGGCTCAGGCCACGAACTGGCGGAGCTCGTCGTCAAACATCAGCGACACGTCGCCGATCTTGCCGGTCTCGTGGAACTTGACCTTGCGGATACCGACATTGGCGATGCGGTCGTGCGGCGAGGCACGGTGGATCACCACACCGATCTCGGCCTTGTTCGCCCAGGTCGCACCATCGGCGATGTCGTAGAGGGACATCGGCTCGCCACTCCGGACCGATAGGCCGGCAGACTTCGTCGGGTGAGCCACCACGACTGTGCAAACGTCGTAGCTGTGCGCGAACCGCTTCAGCAGGCGGATGGCCCGGTTGGTGTAGTCGGCGACGTTCTCGCCGGGTCGGCGCTTGTGCTCGACCTCGTTCCAGGGATCGAGGAGGAGCATGGAGATGCCCTCGCGGACGACGGCGTCGGCGGCCCTATCGATCACCCACTGGACGTCAGCCTCGGTGTCCTCGTCGTCCGGAGCAAGGGCGATGAAAACAAAGTGCTCGTCGATGAACCGCCTGCATCCGTCGCATTCAGCCTTGGTCCAGAGGTTGCGCGGCTTCTGAAGCATGAAGCCGAGCAGCATGTTCTCCAGGATCGGGCGGACATGCATCTCGAAGGAGGCGATGGCGATCCGCCAGTTGTGCCCCGTCGCCATGTTCATCGCGATCTGGGTCATCAGGGCGGTCTTGCCGCCACCGGGCAGGCCGCTGACCACCACGAAGGCTCCGCGGTAGAGCCGCATGTGATGGTCCAGTTCGCGGAATCCTGTGGTCAGGGCAAGGAGGGGAGGACGCTCCGGAAAGTCGGAGAGCTTGTAGAGGCCTTTCACCGGGAAGGGCTTCGCCTGTTCGATGCAGGCCATGACGGCGTCGGTACCGAAGTGCTGGAGCACCTCGTTCAGATCCTTCACCGGCCGGAGCACGCCGTCTGCATCCGCCACACAAGGCTCTGCCGGATAGCTGACGAGGCAGCATCGGGACCGGCCAAGCCTGCGGGCGAGTTCCTGTCCGAGACGACGGCCCGGCTCATCGTTGTCGACGGCGAGGACGAACCGCTTCACCCGCTTCAGGCGGTCCCAGTTGTTGAAGACGTAGCGGTACTTATCGTCGTGCTCGGGCACCACGTCGTCGGCATTGTCCGGGACCTCGACAAGGTTGCCCTGCTCGTCCCGTGCCGGTGGGGCGCCGTCGGGCACTGAGACGGAGAAGGGATGGCCGGATTGGACGGCAGCGACCGTGTCCAACTCGCCCTCGGTTATGACCACCGGCGCCTGACCATTCTGAACGGCCGGGTCATCGAGAACGGCGAAGTTGAAGAACGTCTTGCGGGCACCGGCACGCTGCCAGAACCGTTTCTTGCCGGCCGTATCCCGCCCCCGGTACTTGGCGTTCACCTCCTCGCCGCCGTCGAGATACGGGAAGACCAGGATGTTGCCGGCGGCGTCAGGAACCGGATCGCCACCCTGAGCGCGCTTGGCGCTGTAGATCCCCAAACGTGAGGCGGTCTCGCTGTCGAGGGCCCGGCTTTCGAGCCAGGCGATTGCCGTTGGGTTGAGGGTCATCGCTGAAATACTTTCCGCCGCTCAGATCGCAGTTGAGGCATCGAAACCCGACGCCACCGGCGTCGATCGTGACGCCGAGGGATCGGCGTCGGCGGTTGGCTGCGTGCTTGGCGGTGACCGAGCATCGAGGGCAGATCGCGTAGTGCCGGCCGGGGGATGTCGACCGCAGGACGACCCCGAATTCGCGAAGGATCTCATCGATCGATCTCACGGCACGTAGCCGTAGGGCTTTGGCCGCGGTGCCTCGGCCTTCGCCTTGGCCTCAAGTCTGAACTGCTCTGCCGCGAGCCGCGCCTCCCGTTCTCGCTTGGCCAGGGCACCGGGCACGGCAAAGAACCAGTTGGCCTGCTCGCCAGCCCAACCGGTCAGCCCGGTGAGCTCGGACCGAAGGCTGATGTTGGGGAACGCCGCTTCCCATTTCAGGAAATCGGGCTGGGTCAGCCGGATGACGCCGCTCTCGAAAAAATACCGGCTCGTCTTGGCCGCCGATCGCGAAGCGGCGGCGGGAGTCCCAGTCTCAGGTTTTTCAGGATTAGGCTCGGGTGTTTCTTCTCCACCCTTCCCCTTCATCCTACATCCTTCATCCTCCATCTGAGAGCCGCATTCGGAACCTGTTCCGGGTGAGTTCGGAACTCGTTCGGAACCGGATGCGAACCGCTTCCGTCCTGTGGTGGCGTCAGGGCGGGATCCATCGCCATTGAAGCCGGCGTAGTTCCGAAGGGCGTCGGGCAGCGGATGAATGTCTTTCGGTGATTTGGGCCGCTGATGTTTCACGAAGTTGCGGACGACGCCGTAGGAGCGGCCGGCCTCGAAACGCTGGACGCATCCCGCATCGACCAGCTCCTGAAGCAATGGCTCGACGCTGATCGTTGCCGCGGGCATCAGGCGCATTTTGAGAGTGAGAGGCTTCCACTCGAAGACGCCCTGGTCATCAGCCTCGCACCAGAGGCCGATCCAAAGCACTTGCGCAGGCGCAGATAGGGAGACGAAAGCTTCGTCGGTGAAGAGCCCCGGATGGATTGAACGAATACGGCTCATGGCTGAATCCTCTTCTGGCCCTGGCGCCATTGCGTCAGTTCGTTGCGGAGTTCGGCAATCTCATCTTCGAGATCGAGGAAACGACGCTCATCCGCGTTCAGGAAGGAGCGCATGAAGGTTCGGTAGGCCTCACCGACGAGGCGATGGAGTTCGAAGTCCTCGCTGTCTCGGGATTGCCGGCGGAGGTCTTCGTAGGTGCGGAACAGAGCGGCTTGGCTCAGCTCCTTTGCTTCCAGCTTCTTTGTGAGGCTGTCGGGCAACTTGCTCATGCCGGCCCACCCCCACGCATTCGACCGCGGAGGCGGATGTTCTCGGCACTGAGCCGGGCGATCTCGTCTTCGAGGTCGAGATGCGTCTGCTCGTCGGCAGCCAGATGGGCCCGCATGAAGGCGGTGTAGGCGTCGACCGCCGCGCGATGGTCGGCGATGTCCTCGCTCTGATGAGCGCGTCGCTTGGCGTCCACCCAGCGATCGAAGAGGGCGCCCCGATACGCCTTCACGCGCTCGGGGATGGGGGGTGACGAGGCAGCAAGGGGCATCGGCCAAAGCTCCAAGGTTCGGGAGCGCCGTGTTCGGGCGTGAGGGATGAGGACGGCGAAGCGCTATGAGCGGGTCAGGCCGGCGGCGGCTGGGCGTGGGTCAGCGGGATCATCGCTCAGTGTCCCTGATCCAGGGGGCGATCATGATCGCGAGGCCCGAAGCCCAGCGCAGGATCATCCGAGCGATCCACGTCCGGGCCCGGAAGGCCCAGGGCCGCGTCGGCGGTGGCGAGGAGGGAAAGGACGGACCTGTGCTCATTGCGCGCCTGCTCCGTTGCACGAGCGTCTCGCGCTGCTTCTCTGAGGCGATCCATCTCTTCCGAGCGGATCGAGCGGGCTTCGTTGTGCCAGATGCCCCGCACCCGGCGGTCGTTCAGTCCCGTGGTGCGGGCCACACGGGAGAGCGCAGCCTTCACGTTCTCGCCGAGCCGCATGGGGCCGGCGATCAACTCCACCAGATACCGGGCCTCGGCCTGAGAGCTCATGGCGACAGCCTCGCGGGCCTTGGGTGATTTACCCGCATTCTCGGGTGACTTGCCCAACATCTCGGGTGGCTCCTCTGGTCTTGTGGTGTTCGACCACGACGGGAGACCAGAGGATGAGAAGCGACGTTGGGGGTCGGAACGAAGGACAGGCTGACGGACGCGGCGCCTTGGCGGGAGAGCGCGGACGGCAGGAACAGGGTGGGACGAGCGGAAACGATCACGACATGGCCTCCGCAGGTGCGCGGCGGTTCGTCAGCGGCTGCAGGTCAGCGGATCTGACCCTGCCGCCGGTGACCTCCTCGATACGGGCGGCAACCCGCACCGAGGGGCCACGGGTCCGGAAGCGCAGCTTCCTCACGCCGTACTCGGAGATGTCGCCGATCTTCTCGGCCATCTCCGAGTCGGACAGGTCCTCGGAGCGCATGAAGTCCTTGAGCAGCATCAGGCAGCGAGCCTCCCTGCAGGGGGAGGGGGCATTCGACACGGACGTCCAAGGGACGAGGAAGGAAGGCCGCGATGGGCACGCCGGAAGAAGACATGTTCGATATCCAACTGGAAAGTATCGAACGAGAGTTGGACGTCGATCTCGGTGGGGAGACGCTGGAGATCGAATTCGCGTTCAGCCGTACTGGCTGCCGGGGGCATGCGAGGGTCAGCATCGAGGCGGATTCGGTGACCACCACCGAGATCGTCCCGTTCGGTATGAGCGACCTGCATCTGGCCTTCGCTGCCCTGGCGGAACAGACGAAGGCGTGGCGGATCGAGATGACCTGAGCCGAACGAGAGGCGGTGCGGCGGTGTCGACGAACCTGATGTGATCACGCGATGCCCTCCGCGCTGCCTGTCGGAGGGGAAAGAAGCGAGATCAGATGGCGGCAGTCTTCACCGTCCAGCCGGAACCGGTAGCGCTCGATGCCATCGTCGCGAACGACGACATGCCTAGCGTTGTCGTCCTCGGCGAGCCCATGCACACTCAGGGTTGTCAGGACGGGGCGCCATGAGGCGAGCCCCGTATCGTCCCTGATCAAGGTGTGAGGCGGCGGTATGATTGGTGTGTCTGTGTCGGACATCCTGAAGGTCCTCGATCAGGTGCCGGGCTGGAAGGCCGTCATGGGCCTCCCGAAGCGGCTGCAGGAGTTGGAGGATCGCGTCGCGGCTTTGGAGGGAAAGCCGACAGCAAAAGCGGCCGAGGCCTGCCCGCTTTGCGAGTCGCCGATGAAGGTGACGCGCGTCGAAGAACATCCAGTCTTTGGAATTCTCGGAGCTAAGGAGCACACACTGACATGCACCGGGTGCACGCACACAGAGACACGGCGGGTAGATCCGTCAAAGCCACGGTGAATGGAGCTTTTGACACTCGAGCAGGTAGCATGCGGCCTGCTGCAGGGTTCGGTTCCCACCCCTTCCGTGAAGCCGCCGGAACCAAAGACGGGGTCGACCGCCGAAGGTTCCGAGCCATCGACGCTGAGACCGTCGCGGACGCCCTGGCGGTACTGATGGTGGACTTGGCCAGCGCTTTGCCCGGAGTGGATAGACGGGAGGTGCTGGAGCGGTTGGCGAACCGGCTCGATGACCGAGGACGAACACCGGACGGCACCGACGCGGCGCGCCTGCTCCACAGCGTCGGCGACACTCTGTTGCGGATGGGATGCTGAGGGAGGATGAGCTCTCGGAGACCAAGCATGCGCATGGACATTCAGCCGGCGCGACGCCCGAACCGAATCGAGGGAGCGATGTATGGACGAGGCGAGGTTTCGTGCCCTGGAGGCGCGCATCGCTACCTTGGAAAACGAACTGAAGCGCGCTCGGAACGAAATCCAGTGGGCGATCGGCCTGATGTGCGTCGTCCCGGTGGGGCTGCTCATCATTGTGAGGGCTTGGTCGTGAAGGGTTACTACCCGTGCGTTCACGTTGACCACGACCAAGTCGCCAATGACATACCGGCCGCAGCCCTGCTTGGGCAAGTGAGCGTATCGCTGATGCGAATGGGACCGTGAGGTCGGCATCATGCCTGAGCCTCTGCAGGCCCGGAGTCGTGCTGTCGACGCCTTCTGGGCCGCGCGCTGTTTTCGAGGTCGGCGTAGGTGATGTTCGCGAGCCGGAGCCGACCAGCCTCCTTCTCGATCTGTCGCCAATATGGCTGCGGTATCACATTGCGTGTTTTCCAGGCGCTTACTGTACCTGCCGGGCATCCGAGCAAGTTCGCCAGCGACGCATAACCGAAGGCGTCAATGATTTCGCGAGCAGACATCATAATCAATAATCTGCGATATGCAGAATTGTCCGTCAAGCGGCATTCTGCGACTTGCAGACCACAATCTGCTTTATGAAGCCATGGAAATTTTCGATCGCCTAAAAATGGCCCGCCAGAATGCCGGGCATGCCACTGCCAAGGACGCTGCGCAGCGCCTCGGCGTTCCATATGGGACATATAGCGGCCACGAAAGCGGGACGCGTGGTATCAAGAAGGAAGACATCGAACGCTATGCGAAGGCTTTCGACGTCTCATTGTCTTGGCTAGCCTTTGGTCTGGACCTGCAGACTGGAGATCTAGCAAGACCCGCACGGTTTGTTGGTACCGTAAAAGCTGATGGTGTATTTTACCCAGTATCCCCAGACATCAGGGGAGATGACTTAGAAAAATATCCACCGCTGCCATTAAGGCGTACGGTACAAGGTGTAGTATTAGTAGATGGACACGGATTAAAGGGTTTCGCAGAAGACAAGTCATTAATATACCTTGATCTTCTTGATAACGAAATGGCAGAAAATAAGATAGGCACCCCTTGTTTTATGACATATGTTACCGATCAAACAGATTATCCTGCCATGGGATATCCATATCCCGGCGCATCTTCCGGTAAGTATAATATTGAGCGACTATTGCTGCCAACGATGAGAGATATGATCATCCATACTGCTGTACCAGTTATGGCAATAGTTCCATATTATACAGCACTTAAGCTGAAGGAGTTTTACAAACCTAAGGATCAAACCTCGTTAAACTTGAAAAATAAATTCGATATCCCTCGGTTCTAACAGTCTGCAAAAAAGGGTTGGGTCTCTAAAAATCTGCAAAACGCAGTTGACCACCGTTCTGCCTTATGCAGAATATGTTTCATCGCCTTACGCGGTGGAGCCGAACCATGCTCGCGAACGCCTACCCCTTCATTCCTATCTGCGCCTTCGTGCTGCTCTGGGCGATCGGCAATGCCTTCACCCGCATGGAAGGCTGAACTATGGTCAAAGATGGAGCTTCAGACCTTCGGACGCTGCCACCAAGCAGGCACCCTGGCAGCAGCCTGCGCGTCACCAACGCGTGGGAACTGTACGCCTTCGTAGCGTCTCCAGTTTCGCCAAATCCTCTGCGAGGGCGTCACCACAATCATGGAAGCGGTAGGACGATCGAGAGCGGTCATCGCGGCGTTGTAAGCCAGTTTGTCGACGGCATGGAACGTCGGCGGCTCGTCGCCGAACAGGGCACGCATACGGCGCCCCGTATCTTTGGCGTTTTCGGCATCAAGGTCGGCAAGAAGCGCGAGAAAGCGGCGTCTCAAATCGGCATGCAGCGCTTCACGTCGGCCGAGCGCAAAGACAAGCTGAACCGCTCCCACAACGCTGGTTGCTGCAGCGATCCATCGCCCATCTACCCGTGCCCAGGGAGGCAGCAGGTCCGAGAGCGCAATGACGGTGCCCAGGCCGCTCACGAGGACAAAGAGATCCAAGGCTCGATTGATCGAGGCAAAGTGCCCCTCACGATCCTCGTGATAGCGAACGTTCTTGAGAAGACTGAAACGGCATCTCTGCTCGTCGGTCAGCGGCGGCGCGGGCTTTTCGGATTGTCCCAATCTGTCGGGCTCTTGTCCTGTTGGTTGCGTTTCCGTTCCTCCTCTATCCGCTGCCGTCGCTCCTGCTCCAGTTCCTCTCTGCGACGGCGCTCCTCCTCTCGAATTCTGCGCTCCGCCTCCTCCCTGTCCCGCTCCGCCATCAGCAGGAATGGGCTCGGAATCATCCGTCCGCTGGTCCATGGGGCCGGCCTCTCCATTCGTGGTCTCCAATCGGTCCAGTCGGTTGGTTGCTGCGAGGCCTGGGTTGGTTCACGGCCATCCCAGGCCACTCCATTAACAACTCAGAACCTTTCGACGCGCCAGCGTAAATCGAGGGTTGTCCTCGATGCGATCTGCAATGCCGCCTGTACGGGAGGTCGCAATGCATAAGCGCAATCCTCGCATTGATGATTTGGGCCAACCCGAATGGCGTGCGGCCCTGCTCGCTGAAGCGATCCGGCACACGGCCCACCTCGCCGGCCCGATCAGCCCCTTCGCCCTGTTCAAGCACCTTCAGGACTGGCTCGGCCTGTCCGAGGAAGAGTGCGGTGGCGAGATCAGCACCACCCTGTTCCTGATGGTCCGCAGCGGCCTCTACACGTCGAACACCCACGACGTGGAGACCGGCACCGTCACCCTGGCCGCGCACACGCTGCTCACGCCCTCGGTCGCTCTGACGCTGTGCATGCACAGCGAGCCCGAGACGATGCCCGACGAACTCGAATTCTAGAGGTCACGGACGCGCTCGAGGAGGCATCCGTTTCAAGCGGCCCACGCAGGTCTGAAAAGCCGGCGAGGGCCTTCACCCAACCCGCGGAGATGAAGTCATGGAACAGCGCCTTTGCGTTGATCGCACCCCTGTGTCTGAAGCCCAGACGTTTGCGGCGGACGCCCTCGACAAACGTGATCTCAATGCTGCCGCGACGAAGCTGCTGACGAAACCGGCCGCCACGTCCTCCATCGGCGAGGCAATCGAGACGCACCACATAACGGCCGTGGCGGCGAACGTCGCGATGGTGGACGCGAGATCGAGCGTGTCCCCTGCTGTCATGCTCGCGGCGTCCGAGGCATGGAACGCCTACGTCGCCATCTGGAAGGCCGACAAGGACTGGGCTGCCGGACAGATCACCGAAGAGGCATGGAAGATCGTCTACGAGCGCGCGCACGAGACTTTGGACCGGCTGTCTATGGTCGAGGCCAAGACGTGGCTCGATATGGCTTGCAAGTGCCTTGTCCTGGGCGCCGAAGAGGCATGGGAGTTAAACACGGCCGACGACCCGGCTGAGGATGGGCGCATCAAGCGCATCGGTCGTCAGTTCGAGGCGATGATCCTCACGGGCGGGCAGGCTGATCTCGCCGCACCTACGCTGGCAGTCGAAGCTACCAAGTCAGATCTGATTGAGAGCCATCGCACCGATCAGCGCGATCAAGCATTGCTGGCGCTCGGCCGGAAGCACGACGAGGCTCACGCCGCGTGGCGCGCCGCTGTCGAAGCGTATCGCGAGACTGATGAGCAGCACACCGCCTTCATTGAAGCGGCCAAGGCCCGTGGCGGCCCTACCATGGCTGACATCATCGAGGGCGAGAAGATCCCTGGATACAAGGAGGGGCGCAATGCAGACGAAGATGCCTTCGGGATCGTCGGCGACATCGGGCTCGAGATCCTGAAGCACCGGCCGACGTCGGTCGCCGGCCTTGCCGTCCTTGCCCGCGCGCTCGTTCCGCTTGTCTGGCCTACCGGCAGCTTTGAAGAGGATGCTGCGCTCGTGCCCGACGAAGACATGCACAGAGAGGCGGTGCGTCACATGGTCGAAGCTTGCTGCGCTGCTGCGGGCTTCGATTGGATGGGACAGCCTGTCTCTGGGTCTTTTCCCTCAGACGAGCTTCCGCAGGGTGACGCTGCCCTGCTCACTTTAGAAGCCGAATTCCATCGCGCCGATCAGGCTTTCGGAGAAGCTTATAAGAAGTGGAGTGCCGTGAGCGATGCGCTCGACCGCGTGCCGGCCCCCGATGCGCTCCAACACCGTCCGATAGACAACCAAATCGTCGGGATGCCCGAGACCGCAACATGGTCCCCGCGGCCGGGTCTGATCGTCGGCGCGCCGTATGGTGAGGAGGAGGTTGCCGTTCTGCGCAATCTTGTTGCCACTGTCGAGACCGGCGACGTGCACAGGCGGGACTGTGTGCCCGGTGGTCCTGGGACTGAGCCCGACGCGGCATCGCAAAAGCGCGTGGCGCAGATCGTGGCTGCCTGGGATCGCTTCCAGATAAAAAGGGCGACGGTTCCTGGATTCAAAGACTTGGCGAGGCTGGACGAGGCTCGACAGGATGCGGAGGACGCCCGCCTCGACGTACTCTCTCGTCTCCGGTCTGCGCCTGCTAAAACGCTGGCGGGGTTGCTGGTTAAGGCTCGGGTGGCAGAGCTTGTCGCCGGCGAGGACCTGGACACCATGGGGCGCCACGAACATCTCGACGATGACGCTTTAGCACTCCCTTTGAGCCTTACAGCGGATCTGTTGAAGCTCTCGGCCCTCCCACCTGTCGAAAATGCCGCCGTCGACCCCATCGAAACACCATCCCTCCCCGACGTGGCGGCAATCGCCCTGCCTGAGCTACGTGCCCTTCATGATGTCGCCGATCTGCTCCACGAACTCTGTCACGCCCTGAGGTGTCAGCCTCGGTGCTCGACCGAACAAGGCGGCAGCAAGCCGGCCGGCGATTTTGTGGAACGACTGCTGGCCCAATGCCAGGAAGTGATGGCCGCCTGCGTGGCAGAGGCCAACCAGCGCAAGCCCGCGACACCATCCGAAGTGGATGAGCGGCTGTGCATCCTCGCTCGAGCAGTAATTGAGAATGGTGATTCCGCTCAGACAGCGGCCTTGGCCCGCGACCTCCAAGCGTCGGTGGGCTGACCATGAACGAGGCTCGCACCTTCCACAGCACCGACATCCGCGGCGTGAACACCATCCTGCTCCGCGACGGCTGCGAGATCCGGCTCGAAGACATCCAGTCCTCCGAGCAGGGTAAGGCCATCCTCGACGAGATTGATGGCGCCATCCTCGCCATCGAAGACCAGATCCTCCTCGGATTCCAGAGCGACGATCCCTCGTGGAAGGTCCGGGCCGAGATCGCACTTAAAAGGAAGCGCCGGAGCCGGCCGGCGCTTCAGGCCCGCATCGGCGAGCTCCGGCGCGCCGAGAAGGCGTTGGCGATCAAGGACGCCCACTCCAACGCCACGTCGAAGGTCGATGCCAAGCGGCAGGCCTTCGTCCATGCGGCCTACGAACTCCTCGGCCACGAAACCTGCGTCGAGGTCTGGGCCCTGGCTCAAGAGAAGCAGCCTGCGCTGTTCACGGAAGGGGGATCGTCATGATCCCCCACTCCATCCAGCCGAAGCTGATCAAGCTACTTCCGCTCCTCGGCAGCGACAACGACGGGGAGGTGGTTTCGACGGTGTGGGCGATAGGGCGAACGCTCGCCTCGGCCGGCGCGGACTTTCACGACCTGACGGATTCGCTGGTCAAAGCGCGGGTGGTGATCCCCCCGCGTCCCGCCGGCGAGGCGTTCAACTACGCGGACGTCTATCGCCAGGCGGCTCGGGATGGAGGCGACGACTTTCACCCGGCCGGGCGCTCGCGGCGCTTCGGCCTCCCGCTCTGGCATCCCGACGAGACGCTCCCCTGGTGGGAGGTCGCGAGGGAATGCCTGCATCTCAACAGGATCCTGGCGAAGCGGGATGGTGAACGGTTTCTCCGGCCATTCGAGGTCGATCTGCTCGAGCGATTTCTCCATCAGGAGCTCTGGCCGACCAACGCGCAGGCATCATGGGTCGAGACCGTTGTCGCCCGCTGCCATCAGGCAAGGGACGCGGCCAAGCGGAAGAGGCCCGAGGCATGAGCACGCGCGACGCTGCCTATGCCGAAGGCTTCCGAAATGGCGTCCGTGCGATGATCGACATGGCGCTCATCGCGGCCGTCACCATCGAAGTGCGGGACGACGCGGGTGAGATCCGGCAACGGGCCGCTGTCGCCGCCCTCCAGGGGCTCGCCGAGGGTGCCAAATCCGCTCTCGTCGATCCGCCGAACCCGCTGATCCAAATCTTCAAGATCATCGCCGACGACCCGGCGTCGTCCGGCGTCCTCCCCTGTCCGACCTGTGCCGGTCGTCTGGTCTGGGTACGGGACAGCTTCAACGGCCACCTTCACGGTCAATGCGAAACCGCGGGGTGCTTCCGATGGATGCAGTAGCGGATCCGATCCTGGCTGTGATCGCCGATCACCGGGCGGCCGACGACGCACTGACACTCATCCTCGACACTCTCGACGAGGACGATGAGGAGGCGATGCGCGCCCACAACCGGGCGGCGGACCGGTGCCTCGACGCCCGCCAGGCCATGAACGCCATAGTCCCAGTGACGATGGGCGGCCTGCAGGCGCTGGTCGCGCATTACGTCCGATACCAAGAATACACTGATGGCTTCGAGCGTATCGGGGCTGCCCTGGAGGGCTGTGATTCCACCTTGCGACTTTCGATGCTTCGAGTCGAGATTACCAAGTCAGAACAGGATGTTGAGGTCGCAAATCGACCGACCGTCCCTGACGTGATTTTCGCCCACCGTGCGGCATGGGACGCCTTCCAGATCGCGCCCCATGAGGATGTCGACCTCGATGCTGCCTACGAAGCGCAGGGCGACATGCAGGACGCCTTCGACCAAGTTCTCATCACGCCGTGCACGAACCGCACCGAGGCCCTGGCCCTGCGCGCTCACCTTCAATGGTGGCTCGCGGAAGAGGCAGAACTCGCGGCCGATTACCAGCCGAAATACGCCATCGCTGAGGCCCGCGTGGCGGAGCTTGGCATGCTCCTCAATGGAGGCGTTCCATGATGGTGCCGACCCTCGACGACGTCCGCGCCGCGTGGATGCGACTGCCGGCTAGCCAGCGCGACGAGATCGGCCTGCTCGCGGTCGACCTCGCTTTTCAGGGATACCTCTACGGCGATCTGGTCCCCGAAAAGGATCAGGTCTTGCCGGACCAGGACGCCCGCGATGCGGCCGGCGACCGTGAGAACGATCGCCTCAACGAGATCCACCGCACCGTGACAGCCGCGCTGCCCGACCTGTTCGGGCCGGACGGAGATCACCCCCTGTGGGCCACCTATTCGCAGGGAGCGCCGAGCAATGGCTGAAGCACAGTACGCCCCCATGAGCCCGATCGCCTGCCTTTCATTCAGCGGCACCACCCTACGGGCGCCGCCGGCAAGCAAACTGGAGCAAGGACATGATCTAGACCATCCTCGTCTACGCTCTCACGGCTGTCATGGCCTTCACCTTCGGGCTGATGATCGTAGCCTGCTGCGCCGCCCGCCGACACATCGAGGGCGGCCACTGCAACGTGAACGAAGGATTGGCAAAATGACCACTGCCGGCATCACCTTCAGCCGCGAAGTGAGCGCCACTGACCGGAATGGCGTCACTTACACAACGGACGAGATGCGCGAGATTTTCCGCAAGCTCTATCCGATCAATCCGAAAGCAATCGCCCTTATGTTCCCCGATCTGACGGGGCATTTGGTTCGCAGGCGTGCTTTGGATTACGGCATCACCGCGCAGTCTTACTGGCACTGGACTGATGAAGAGGATGCCACCCTCCGCAAGCTATGGCCTGACAAGAAGGCGGCCGGCGCGGCTTTGGGCCGTTCCAACAAGGCCATGGTGAATAGAGCGAAGCGCCTGGGCATCGCGACTGCCATGGACCTGCCGTTCAGCCCCGCCGAACTCGCCATGGCAGCAAGGGGCCTTACACCGCCCGGCCGGTGCCGTCGCGCCGCCGACACGGCTCGCAAGCGCCGTGGCATCACGATGCGGGCGATCAAGTCTGTCGCTGCAATCTCGCCCGTCGCGCTGCTGGCCCGCATCGGTGATCTGGTCCACCGGGGGCATACGCCGACCCGGCGCGAAGAAATCATTTTCACCGTCAACGCAGAGTGCCTTGCCGGCAGATGCAGTGCGGAGGCCGCCGACCTGCAAAAGGCCGTGAAGAAGGCGACCACCGCCGTTTACAAACTCAACCCCGAGCGCGGCGCCCCCGTCAGCATGGACGCCCGTCTGTTCGATGATGGCAGCGCCACCGTAGGCGATCGCATCTCATCCGACACCTTCCACTTCTAGCACTGTTCGCGTCGATGGCAGGCTCACAATTCATGAACCTAATTGTCGGCGCGAGCATCCCTCTGGTCTCTACGGAGCCCGTCATGATCGAAGCGATGCAGCTGGCCAGCTGCGCCTATACGGGGAAGCCGGTGTGATGGGCCGAAGAGCCGCCGCAGTTACTCAGGCCGACATCGCTCGCGTCATCCGCGCAGTTCAAGCCGCCGGTCTACCGGTGACGCGCGTGGTGGTGAGATCGGATGGCGTAGTCGTCGAGACGATTCGCCCACCTGACCGTTTCGAGCCCGACGAGGCTCAATCTGAATTGGATAGGGAAGGGCCCGTCGTGGTCCTGTAACCGAGATCATGCCACGCCCGCGCCCGCCCCATCTTGTCCGAGAGACGACCCGCCACGATCGGGTCGTCTGGTACGTCCGCATAGGGCAGGGCAAGCGCACCCGCATGACGGAGCCCTATGGGACTGAAGCGTTCTGGCGCGACTATCGTGCCGCCCTGGAAGGCAGGCCTGTTGCCCCCAAGGGTCCCGCGTCCGGGACGCTGTCCTGGCTCATCGCCAAGCACCTGACGTCGGCAGAATGGTCTGAGCTGAAGCCAGCCACACGCAAACAGCGGCACGGCTTCTACCGGGCAATGGAGAAGACGGCCGGCAGCGAACCGCTGAAAGCGATTGATCGGCGCGCCGTGCTTGCTGGCAGGGACCGCCGGCGGGACCGCCCGTACGCGGCAAACAACTTCCTGAAGGCCCTGCGAGGCCTGTTTGGGTGGGCCGCTCTTGTCGGGTACGTCACCGTCGACCCCACGTTGGGGATCAAGCCGCTCGCGGGCAACAATGACGACGGCTTCCACGCGTGGTCTGAGGAGGAGCTTGAGCGGTTCGAGGCTCATTGGCCTATCGGCACGCGTCAGCGCCTAGCTTTCGATCTGCTTCTATACACCGGCCTGCGCCGCGGTGATGCCGTGCGCCTTGGGCGACCGCACGTCCGCGATGGCGAGTTCACGATGCGGACGGAGAAGACGGGCATGGTCGTGATCGCCCCCATCCTGCCGCCGCTCGCTGCCTCAATCGCCGCGACGCGCACCGGCGATCTGACGTTCCTTGCGACCGAACGCGGCATGCCGTTCGGAAAGGAGTCGTTCGGCAACTAGTTCGGGAAGGCATGCCGCGCTGCCAAGTGCCCAGGCTCTGCCCATGGTCTGCGCAAGGCCGGGGCGAGGCGGGCGGCCGAGGGCGGCGCCAGCGAGGCACAGCTCAATGCGTTGTTCGGATGGGCCGACGGCAGCCGGGAAAGTGCCACCTACACAAGGACCGCGAACCGCGCGAAGCTGGCCCGCGAAGCTCGCAGAAATCCCGCACCACCCGCCAAGGTGCGGGATGGGGGACGAAAAGCTAAATGATTGTAGTGGCTTAGAAATAGAGTGGTGGGCCCGGCAGGACTCGAACCTGCAACCAGACCGTTATGAGCGGTCGGCTCTAACCATTGAGCTACAGGCCCTGCGCCTCTTCCCGTAGAAGGAAAGAGGGGCCTTCGTCCAGCGGCTACGCGTTCGAACCTTACGCATTGTCGCCGATTTCCCCGATCCGGTCTTGTGCAGGCGAGGCGTCCGGAACCCGTTCCGGGCCGCCCGGCGTAGGACGGGCAAGACGCTCCCCCTCGCAAGACGCTCCCACTCGCAAGACGCTCCCACTCGATGGAGAGGCACAGCGGTGCCGGGTCAGACCGGGGGAGCCCGAAGGGCAAGGTCGTCTTCGCGTTAAGCTCATGTTAACCCTGTGCCGACGATCGTTTCGGCGTTGGACAAGGGGTCTGTCGACCCGATTGAGGAGCCGATGGGCCGCACGATCCTCGCTTGCCGGCTCGCCGCATCCTCTTTCGCCTGGGCTCTTGCGGGATCGCCGGTTCTGGCTCAGGAACCGCTCCTCCTGAGAATCAGGCCTCCGGACGCCGCTCCCGCCGAGATCGGCGCGGGCGGCGGAATGCCGTCGGCGGAGGAGGTGGCACGGGCCCGGGCCGCGCGCGAAGCGGTGTGGGAACGGGCGGATCGCCGCGCCCGCATCGCGATCGCCTCCGTCTGCAGCGGCTGTCTGCAGCCGGAGCGTCCGGCGGCGCGGCTCACTTCTCAACCGCGCCCGGAGGATGCCATCGTCCAGGCGCAGACGACACCGCCCGAGCCGCCCGCCGCCGGCGACACGGCCCCGGCCGATATCCTCGCCCAGAGCTCAACCAGCCAGACAGGTACTCCATGACCCAGTCGCACCCCACCAGCGGCGCCGAGCCGGATCCGGCCTGCCCGGTCTCCCTCGATCTCCTCGGGGCGGTCTATCGCGCCGAGCCCGAGGATCTGCCCGAGATCCTCGCCGAGATTCCTCCCACCACCCGAGCCAAGCTCGCGGTCTACCTCTACGGCAAGAGCCACATGCATCAGCTCGGCCTCTCGGTGGCCCGTGCCTGCGAGCGGGACGACCTCGTCCGGGTCGCAGGCGAGATCGGCTCGGTGGTCCACGGCCAGGCACAGATGAAATCCGCGCGGCCCGCCGCCCCGAATCCCGCCGCCCCTCCGCCGCCGCGTAAGATCAGCCTCGGCGGCGGTTCGGCTCCGAAGAAGATCAGCCTCGGCGGATCGTCGGCGAAGTCGCGCTCCTTCGACTGAGCGCCCGCGACCGAGCACCCGTTCGCGAGATCGTGAGGCGGCAGCGGCCTTTCGGCCGAGGTCGCCCTTACCGCGAGGAACGGCCGCATGGCATAAGCGCGGCCGGCGCGCCCGGCGGCGCAGAGAGGACTGACATGTTCGGTGCGTGGTGGAAGCTCGGCATGGATGCGACCCTGCTCGCGATGGAATCGCAGCAGGTGATCGGCCTTCGCCTCGCAAAGCTGTCCCTCGGCGGACCGGCCGCGCAGATCGAGGCGCAACGCATGGTGAGCGAGAAGATCATGGCGGCCGGCGAAGCGGCCTTGCTCATGGCGACCGGAGGCTCGACCCAGAGCATGGTCACGGGATACCGCCGGAAGGTCCGCGCCAATGCGAGGCGGCTCTCGCAGGACTGA